CTGTTAAGTTTTATGTTCTACTTTAGTTTGTGAGCATGTTGGCATTTTTGTAATCATAATCCTTTATTGTAAAATCTTGATAATGCTCTGTCAGGATCTATAGTTTGTGGTTCAGATATTCTATAAAATAAACTACTATCATATGGTACTAAATAAATTGCACCATCGGCTCCTACAACAGCGCCTATATGACTTACAGCAGATAATCCTGATTGTGGAGATGACCATGTAAAAGTGTCTGATGTAGTATTCAACTGAAAATAAAATCCTGGAGTATTCCATAAAGAAGAACCATAAATGTTACCATCTGGTCCTGTAGTACATTGAGCTATAGTACGTTGTGAGTATATAAAATATGTGGTTTGGTTGTTTGTGTTTATTACTAAAACTGTGTATAAACCACCAACAGCAGGCATACCACCTGAAGGCATGCAGTATATTTTTCCATTTGGTGCAAGTGAAGCGCCTTCCCATTTGTCACCACCTAAAGAAGAAAAGTCTCCTAAAAAGGATAAAGAATCGTTTGTAGGATCAATTACTAAAATTTGTGTTGCTGCTCTTGGTACACAGTATATTTTACCATCTGCACCAACAACAGCACCTCTATATTTACTATCTCCTAAAACAGTTCCTACAATAATGTAAGTATTATCAACAGGATTTATTTTTACTATTTGGTTACAACGTCTAGGAATCATGTAAACAAAACCATTAGGTGCTGTAACTATACCAGCCCAAAAAGAGTTAAAAGGGGATGCTGTTACGTCAGGCACATTTGTTACAACAGCTGTGTACGTATCTGGGTCAAACTGCACATAGTTGTTAAATCTACCTCCTGCAAAATAAATTTTACCATTGGGACTCAAACAACCTATGTAATATTTTGCAGTTGAAAATCCAAATGATGGCCCTACAAATTGCATGGTATTTGTTACTGTGTCAAATTCTATTATTTTTTCAGGATTTTGAGCACCTAAATAAATTTTTCCATTAGGAGCTAATATACCACCTGACGATTTACCAATTCCACCAATTCCATTATTACTAGGTACAATAGTACTGAGTAAAGTAACAGGTGTGTCTGTTGCTTTAGACGCTAGTCTATGATTTTCTATTTCTAGAGGTGTGTAAGTTGGCTGATTCCAATCTGAAAATTTCCCAAGTTGATTCCATGTTTCATTTTCAAAAGGATCAAAAGGACTTGAGTTTACTACAAAATACTGATTTGTCATAATGTGCAATTAAGTTTTATAAATCCTGTTGAGTTTACTGTAACAACAATTGTATCATACTGAGCAATCGGAGTACCTAATGTGTATTCTAAACTGTTTCTTGTAATTGTAAAAGTTAAAGCATTTGGGTTTGACACACTAAGAATAGTCATTGGTTCTGGTGCAATGTAAGTAAAAGGTGTAACTGTTTGAAAAAGAACAGAAACTGAAAACAAACTTATACCTGCTTGCAATTTACCTAATGCAGATATTATTGTATCAGAAGAAGTTATCTGAGAAACAGTAGTCTGTAAAGCAAAACCATCTAAGGGACGTTCAAGAACTATATCCTTTTCAAATCCTTCAGAGTCTAAATATTTGAAATGTTTGTTTTTTACATAGACTTTTAAAAAACCTATTTCAGTATTTTTTTTAGGTGTAATTTTTAAATCTGGTAAGTTGAATATTGTAGACATCAAAAGTTGTTGTTTTGTAAAGTGTAAATGAAAGTTCTCCTCTATATAATATAAACATTATTTATGAAAGTTGCACAATCATTTTGTCAAAAATTACTGATTACGCTTCATTTGGTCAATTCTGTAGTTAGGGTCAATAAGGTCTCTGAAGTTCTTTATACCTGACAAATCCATCAAGTCTTTTCTGATTTTTGCATCACCTTTTTCATAAGCACCTGACTTACGTGAGTAGAAAGCTTCTTTCCAAACGTCTTGGTATAATTCACCATCAGTATCTGGATCTGGTTCTTCTCCTCCATTCATACTCATTGCTACACCATAATATATAAGATGACTTGCTGCTTTTTTAATTGCTTTAAACTCTCTTGTGTAAGTTGTTAGTGTGGTAAAGTTTCTGATATATTCCTCAGAACCTCCTCCAATAGGAAACATTGAAGTAGCCTCACCTTGAACACCCCATAAGATACGAATCAAGTTACCTTCCATCATACTTAGTTCTTCATCTTCATCATCTTTTTTTCTGACATACATTAAGGCCATTATGCTCATAGTACTTAAAACCGCCATAAATATTGCATCTCTTTTTGCTTGAGCTACTTTTCTAGTAAACAAACTGCCTAGCTTGTTCTGATTAGTGTTGCTCATGTGCTTACTTCCGTATATCCAGTGTTTCAGAACTTGGTTTGGTCCATAGTAACGCAATGCAATGGCAACTGCTCTCCAGTATCCAATAGCAGCTTCAGAACCTTCCCAGTTAGGACGCAAGTATCCAAAACGGTTTAACATTTGTGGTACAAGATATTTTCTAAAATAAAACACTAGTTTACCAACAACGTTGTCTTCAAACTTAGTTTGGTCAGCTTTGGCATAGTTACCTTGAGTTCTACGCATCTCAGAATAGATAATGTTACGCAAACGGTTTTCATCTGCTTGATCATACTCTACATCTTTTCTGCGTTGCATTAAACCTTTTTCATCTTTGTAGTAGATTTCATGAGCCGGTATGGTTATGTCTTCACCATTTACATCTTTTTTAAACACAGGCTTGCCATCTTTGTCAAGTTTTTCAATGACACGATAACGATTGTGATTTAACACAGAGTACATTACAGTTACTGCAATTTCTGTATCACCTTTATCTTGTAACAAGTATCCCAGTTCTTGAATATTTGTTAGTGTATCTAAGGCTTTACGTTTTTTTGTTCCTGACACCTCATTCATGTAACCCATAAAATCTTTTTGTGCAGGATTGAAAAACCTGTAGAGCATGGTGGATTCACTCACATCACCTATTCTACCATAATCACGGAAGTAGTTGTGTAAAAATCCATCATATCCATATACTTTACCTTTTGCCCACTTGTAATCTTTACGTGTGTACTTGTCAGAATCTAAACCACCTGCAGCAATGAATGCTTGCACGTTACCTGAAATATAGTTTTTTGTTTGGTTGGCAACGTCAAATCCTATACGTATAAAAGAAGTGTAAGAAAAAATCATGTTAAGCCTTTTGGTATAAAGCTTATTAAAGGCAGTACCTGATTCATACTGACCATACAGATGTTTGTTACGCTCATATCGTGTAATAGACAACATGTTTTCAAGACCATCTAAACGTTTGGTCATGTCAACAGGTATAACGTTTCCAGCATCATCTGTGTATGAAAACTTAGTACCACTTTTAATTTTTTCTTTAAGATTGGAAGACATTAATTCAAAATATGCAATGAATGTATCTGCCATAGGAGCCACTTCTTGCATTGCAATGTTATAATGAGCTTCTATAGAATACTTCATGATAGCACCTATTGCATCTTTAGTTTGTAAGTTTTCAGGAAGTTGTTCTGTATAACCATGACGCAACTTACCATTTAGTTCACCAAAGTAACCATCTACTCTGTCAACAGCACTTTGACGTCTCCAAGTATTTTCTTTAAACTTTTCATACTCAGCACCTATTGAACCTGTTACACCTTTTGTGGTAATGTTTTCAATTTTTGATGCTAAAAATCCAGGGATCATGTATCCTACTTTTCTTCCTTCAACTTTTTGTTGTAAGTCAAAAAACATGTTCATCATGTCGTTATAGAAAGAAAATACTTCAGGATTACTCATCATCTGTTTGTATTTTGTACTTACGTTAGCAGAGTTCTCATAACCAGGAGTAATTACAAATTCACCAGTAGGAGATTTTGATATTGCTTTTGGCAAAGGTATTCCCTCAGCGCTTTGTAAAAAGTCTGGGTTTTTTGCTGACTCTTTTATTTTTTTTACTTTGTATTTAGGATGTGGAACAACTTCCATATACTGACTATGCAAAGTTGCAGGTGGAAGTCTTTCTAGATTGTAAGCTTTTGGTATGTTTTGACGCACATCAGCACCTGTTAATATAGAAACATATTTGTTATGGTGATGTAAATCATACCATTTCCTAAAGTCTTTTTCTTCCTTACCAAAGTTTGCTTCTGCTTTATTTAACACAATCTGTGCTTCAGCTATAGCTGCACGGTCACCATTTGTTTTTGCAATGGCCAAGTCATTCTCAGCTTTTAATAATTCTTTTTGTGCTCCGTAAAGAACTTTTAAATTACTTTCAAATACATCAATGTATCCTTGAGATACTTTTTTATCTACTAAGTTGTTAATTTGTGTAGATATTAATGCTAGCTCTTTACGTTGTTCTTTTGTAAATTCATTACTTGAGTTTTTCTTTCTTTCATAAATCATCTCAAGCATTCCTTCAATTTCATCAAGACGTGTAACATCATCTTCACTCATAAACTTAGGCCTAAGACGTCCTCCAACTTTATATTGAGAAAGTATTTTACCACGTTCTTTTGCAAGCTCTTCAACTTCAGGATCACCTAATAAAAGTTGAGCACGTTGTTCATATAGAATACTCAAACGTTCATACCATGAAAGAGACTCTAAATCTTTACGTTGTGCAACTAACAATACACCATCAGAATCTACTAGTTCTACAGAACCTTCAGGTCTTTGAAATCTAACAGTCATTATTTGGTCTTGATACATAACATTGTTACCTTGCACAAGATTTTCTGGAAGTTCTGGACGTTTAGTTGGTCTTACTATCTCATTAGACTTTTGCCACTTTGCCCATTCTTCAGGATGCGTGTCCTTGTATTTAGATAAAGCATTGTTACGCATACGTTCATAGTAAGAAAAGTTAGTATCCCACTCAAACAGCTCATTAAAATCATCCATGTATTCAGCATACTCAGGATTAATGTCTTTAGCATTTTTTCTTAATGTTCTTATTTCTTGTTCAAGTTCTTCAAGACGTTCAAAGTCATGTTCTTCAAGCAAGACCTCATTACCTTTACCCACTTGGAAAGTGATAGTTTCTATTTCTAAATAACGTTTTTGTAACTTGTCACGTATTTCATTAGGCATAGACTTTTGCAAAGAGTAAAACTTGTCTACATAAGGAAGTCTTGCGTTGTCTAACATCCACTGAATGTACTCATCTTGATATTTTTCTTTCTCAGAAACTTTATCAAGGTATGCTTTTTCTGCAGCTACACCTTCTGGTGTATTTTTCTTTGTGTGATTTTGTACTTTTAAAGCTGCAATTTCTTTTCTAAACTCACCTAGTTTTATGTTGTACTCTCTGTAAGTAGACTCATATTCTTCACTGTAGGGTTTGTTCATGTAAAGACGATTTATAGTTCTTCTTTCTCCAGTCTTTTTATCTATAAACGTAAACTTTCTAGATTCACTCACCATAGCATTCAACTCATTCACTGAATAACGCTGTAAAAGTTTATCACGTTTTTGGTCAAACTGCATTGCTGCAATAGAATTTTGTATTGCGTTACGTGCTTGACCTTCAGCGTTTTTAAGCATCATTGTAAATGCAGAAATAGCTAAGTCAGAATTTGACGCACCTGCAATACCTTTGTCAAGTGCTAAACCTGACAATAATGAACTTCCTGTAAATGTTTCTCTACTACCAGCATAAAAATCAGAAGCTGGGTCTGTAACACCATTTATGTATTTTTCTAATGTTTCATCAGAAAATTGCAATCCACCATCTATTAAAGATTTTACTTTCAGTATTTCTTTTTGCTTACTTTGAATTTGAACTATCAAATCTGCAGAAGCTTCACCATACTTTTCAGCCATTTTTTCAGCCATGTTTATTTTGTAGTCCTTATCAACAAAAAGCAATGCTCTATGTGTTAAGCCTTTTAATAAACTTGCAGGTTTGCCAGCTTGAAGATTTGTCAATTCTTTTTCTAATTTTTGTAAACGTGTTTGAAGACCTTCTTTCATTTCAGCATTTACTTGAACAAATACTGTTTCACCAGGAGATTTAAGAACTTGTATAACAGTGGGTAAAGCTACTTGGACAAACGAACCTTCTATTACACTAAGTGCACTATAAATTTTTGTTAAACGATTTTCAAGTGTTTCATCAATGATTGTTTTATTAGTTGGATCTTCTTTTGCACTTGTTACTATTTCTTGAAGTGTTCTGAATACTTGAGCTATCCCACGACTTTTCTCATAAATTTCACGTATCTTAACACCTTCTTTTGATGAATAAGAATCTTTGTTTAATTTGAAACTTTCCATTGCTTTGTCTACCAGATTTGACAATTGTATTAAGTCATCCTCTACAGCATCTAATGCAAGAGAAAAGTTAATAGCTAAAGATAAATCGCTGTCATTTTCAGTACGTTTAAGAACGTCCTGAAATCTTCTCAATGTTTCACGTCTAGTTGATAGTATTTCATATTGTAATGGGTCAACTTCTTTTTTGACACTACTTAACTTATCTAATACTTGTTGCAATTCTGAGTTAACTGATTCCTGAAGTCTGTTTTTCAACATCACATCTTGTTTTGAGTTGAGTTTTAAGTTACGCGTATCAAAACGTTTTTTAGATTCTTCAACAGATTCATCAGCTATTGGCATTTCATAATCTACGGTGTCACGCAAGTTTTTTATTTTTTGAAAATTTGCATTTGGTTCATTTTTCCAATTTCCATTATTGTCAGGAATTGCTGCTGTATTTGCATAATCATAATAATTTGATTCTTCAAACATGTGAATTGCAGAACCTTCAAACACACCTTCATCTGTTGTTTGATACATTAAAGCTAAGATGTTTTGGTCCTTTACATTAAGACCATTTTGTATTAGCATGTTTTCATAAACCTTAGTTTGTAATGTCCATGTGTCATAAGCTGTACGATTTTGACCTTTAAGTGTCATTACAGTTTGAGTTTTGTTATCTATACCAAATGTTTGTATTGCTAGATGATTAAAGGCATATTCTTTATTGATTGTTTTTTTACCTGTCAGTTGATCAGTGTAAACTAAGTTTTTTACCTTTTTTGTTTTAAAGTCAAAAATACTAACTCTTCCTTGACTGTCTATTAACAACAAGTCTATACGTCCTACAACTGTTGTACCTGTACGTGTTGTTCCTGTTACTGTAATCTCTGGTAGTATTAGATACCCTTTGTCATTTAAAACATCAATGTGCTTAGCAAGACCTATGGTCATATCATACATTTCATCTTCACTAAGGTTTTCAATAAAGAAAGGATTTTTCTTTTTGTAGTTCTCAAGTGTACTATCAAAATATTCTCTTGTAAGAATTTGCATGATATTAACACCTGTTTTTAAACTTTCCATTTGACCAAGCTCTAAGACCTCATGCTCAAATGTACCAAAATACTTAAATGCTTCATAAGCTTTTGCATCTCCTGTAAAATCTGAAGAACCAATGTATGATGATGTAGAAAGTGTTTTTATTGTGGGCATACCTTTTCTAGCCAACTCTAGGTTGTTTTTTAAAAACTCTTGTTGGTTTTTGTTCATTACAATCAGCTTTTTGAGTGTTTCTTTTTGCAATCCGTTTGCAGAAAAACTTGCACGTTCAAGAACAGTCATTTGAGCTCTTGCACGTTCTAACTTAAAAGCATCTGAACTCTTTGTAAATTGTTCATCTTTTTCTTCAGTTTTCAACTTGCTTAAAATTTCACGTGCTTTTTCAACTGTTGGTATTTTATTACTGTTTAGGCCATATGCTGTATTAGCATTACCATCACCAACAGCACTTACTAGAGCTTTCCACTCTGGTGTATTTATATTAGGACATGTTTCATTCATAGGTTATAGACACTTAATTTTTTCTAGGATATTTTCTGGGGTTGTTGTTGCTCTCATGTTGATTACCATTTCTGTAGCTGCTTTACTAAAAGCATCTTTTGTCATACGCTTACTACTTTGTTCATACAATGTATCAAGTACTGCAGCTGTCATGTTTAGATTTTGCATGTCAAGTATTGTTTTGTTTGCATTGTCATAAGCTTTAGGAATATTGTTAAATATTTCTCTACTTTTTGCAGCTCTATCAGCTAAGTCGTTCATTCTGTTTCCAGAGTGTCCTTTGACCCAGTTAATTCTAACACTGCCACCGTTCTTTTCAATTTGGTCTATGATTCTTACACCAGCATCAACTAATGTTTTAATATAGGCCTCTTTTGCCTTCCATGGTTTAGGTTGACGTTGTGCAGAACCTTCTGCTTTTTGCCATAAACCATCATAGTTTACAGCACCTGTATAGTCTTGATTGATAACAATGTGTTCAGCTTTGTTTTTGAAAGTGTTTAACACTGACACTAAAGCCAGCATTTCCATTGTAGGATTTGAGAACTTAGCATCTGGATGCATTTGTGCTAAACGTTTAACTTCAGCAGATTCTTCAGTACCTGATAAATCATAAATTACACCACCATTTTCAAACACTGCCCCAAATCCTAATCTACCTGTACCTTTAATATCAGAACCATCTGAGTATACAAAAATAGGTTTTTCAGGTGTTGACAGTTTTATTGTGGCATCATTTACTTGAGAAGTTGTAGTCTGAGCTTGTTCTTGCATTTGAGCAAACATTGCTCCAAGCATTGATGTAGCATCTTCAGTACCTACCATTTCATTTGCTGTATCAGTTTGTTCTACTTCTATTGGTGCATCTTCAACTATTTCAGCAGTTGTAGATGGTTGAGTAGCAGGTGTTGTTTCAACTTGAGAAGGTACAATTGTTTTAGCAGGAGTTTTAGGCATTCCTTCACTTAATGGCATGACTCTTCTTAAGGTTATTGATATTCTATAAGAACCAGCATTGTAAGTTTTACCATCACTTGAGGTAATAATTTCTGGTAAAAATCCTTTTTGTGCATTTGCAAATGTTCTATGATATACTGATCTATTACTTCCATCTAAGCCAAACACGTAAGAATCTCCTGCATTAAGCTCTAAAGGTTTTTGTATTCCTACTCTTTCTATTGCAAAGTTTCCAGGCCCACCAATGTTTGCAACAATTACAGGATACTTTACAGCATCTATACTTTCATCAACATCGTTGTGAGAAGATATAAAAGTCTTGTCATCATATATGTTAATAATTGCACCATCATAGTTTGTAGCATCTATACCAGTTGCTTTTGACATGAGTTGTTTCAACCTTGCAGGAATTGCTCCTAAAGGTTCACCGTTAGCAGCAACTGTAAAATATCCATATTTAGTTTTACTTTTTGGATCAATTATGTTTGGTATATTAACTGCAGTTCTTCCAGGATTGTTACTTAAGTAATCCCATCTCAAACCTAGACCTATCATTTTATTTGCAAAAGTTCCTTTGTTTGATTTAGTAGCTTGTTGTTCAAGATAAGGTTTTAACAATTGGAACATTTCTAACTGTTCTTCTTTTGTTAAACTATCTTTTCTTAAATATACACCATCAATAATTCTTTCACCAAAACTTGTTACTTCTCTTTCAACTACTTCAACTTCTTCAATGGCTGGTTCAAAAGGAAGACGTGCTTTTTTGTTAGAATATGCAATGTACTTCTCAGAAACATCTTTATTAAGACCTATTGAACTTATTGTACCTGTAGTTAGTTTATCTGGTACAAGTGTGTACTTAGCTTTTTGACCAACATTGATGTATTTACCAGTACCTACAATAGACTTAATCATTGACTCACCAAAGCTTTTGTTATTCATTTGGTCACCAACACCTTGCAACATATATGTGTTTTTACCCAAGGTAAACATTAATGGGAACATGTAGTTTCCTGGGTCGTCAAACGCAGGTCTAACACCAAGTTTTTTACCTAACTCGGCCATTGTTGTTTCAGTAACTTGTGGTAATGTAGGACCCGGCACTGACATATCAATCAAAATTTCTTCATATGCCTTTTTTGTTTTAGGGTCTGTACTTGTTGCAGTATATGCTTCAGCTTTAGATACTGGTGCTTGTCCCATGAAACGTCTTAAAGTTTCAGCAACAACATCAAATTTTTCTTTAGGATTTTCTTTTTGAAATTTGAAAGACTGCATCAATAAAGTGCTATCTTTGAAACTAAATCTGTCAACAATTTTTATTCTGTTATTACCTATTTCTTTTGTAGCTGCATGTGCCATTTGTAAAAACAATTCATCAAACATGCTGTAAACATCTTGGTCTGTAAACTCAGGGCCCATTGAATTTTTTATAGCACCAACAAGTTTGTACCTGTTACCTTTTGTTTCTTCTAAGTTACTGATAAACTCAGTGATGTATTTAGAAAATGGAAGTTGTAAATCTGGACTCAGTAATTGCAAGAATGAACCCGGTGTGTACTGAAGGCCTGTTCTTAACATTTCATGATAAAACAACTTTTTCATAAACATGTTTTCTTTTAACATCAGCATATAAGCATCATCAGATATTTCATCTGCATATTTACCTTTAGCTTTGCTTTTAGAAATCATCTTTATCATTGACTCATTAACATTTCTACCAGAAGGTGTTACTGCAGTATTCTCTGTTTTATCAACACGAAGTACTTGTAAGAACTTGTTTGTAGGATATTTCTTCTGCATTTCTTCTAACTCTTTACCAAGAGTGTTAGTAAAAGGATATTCAGCTGTGAATGTTTCAATGAGATTGTTATCATCTTGTGCTATCAGATTGTTCATTGCTTCATTTGAAGATGTTCTGCTTCCAGGCATTGACATCTGATATTTACGTATTGCTACAAAGCTAGTGATAATTTTTGCAATTTGCGAATGATCTGTAAATACAGACTCAAAAAGATTTTTGATTGGTGCAAAAAACTCTGTACGTTCTAAAAATAATTTGCCAGCTTGTTCATACAAGTCTTCCATCGCTGCAAGCAACTGTGGCCATACTTGATTTTCTTCAAAAATTCTTTTAGTGCTTTCTTCAGTAAATATGCTTTTGTCTGTAGAATCTTTTAACTCTTTAATGTTGTTTAACAACTTGTCAAAAGTTGTGAATTTAGGATTTAACTTTTTGAACATGTCTAACAATGAACCGGCACGTCCAATAGCAAATGTTTGTTGTGCTTGGTCTGCATACATCTGCAACAATACCATACGCTGTTGTACTTCAGTTAAATCAATAGTGCTGTTTTTATCTGCTTTTTTATTTGTTGCAGGATCCATGCTTCCTGTTTTTACAACAGCTTTAATTTTGTATCCAATGTCACCACTAGTAAGTGTGTTGTTGTTTAGTTTTTCTTTATCAAGTTTGTTTGCTTCAAACTCCATTGAGATATTTTCACGTTGAACTACTACACGATATGCTTGTGACTGGTTTGTGATAACACCTAGTTGTTTTAATGCTTCAAATTCTTTAGGATTTTTTCTAATTAAATCATTAAGTTCATTCTTAACTTCATTGTTTAAGAATGTAAAGTTATTACCATTGCTTTCACTAACAGCAGAACGTACTGCCAATACTGAATCTACAGCGTTTCTTATTTCAGGTATGAAGTTAAAACCAAATGCAAACTCAGGTTGTAAACCTACACCTACCATTGCAAGAGTTACACCTGCGTTTACTTGATTCATGTATAAAGCTGCAGGAATAGGTTTCTTAGCACCATCAGCAAACATCCCAAGTATATTACCTATTAGTTCAATAACACGTTCATCATTGTCATTAAGTGTACCAAAGGTATTGTACTTTTTCATTTGAAAATCTATGTTGTCACCTTCAGTAGATGTAACATTTTGAAAAGCCCATATAACTTGTTCACTTTTTAACTCTAGACCATATTGTGATGCTAATGCAAGAAACTTGTTTATTCTTGCTGTAATTCCAATACCATCTTTATTCATGCTGGTTGTTTTCTTTGTAGTAACAACGCCATCAATAGTGTACTGATTATGTTGACCTGAATACTCTTCTACTTCATTTCCAAATGCTTGAGCAATGCTGATAAAACGGTCAACTGATGAACGTTCACTTATGTACAAGAATTTGTACACAGCTTCATTTGTTAGGATTTTCAGTTTGGCAGCAAGGTTTGCGTTTTGATATACAGGACGTACTGACTTAGCATACTCAGGTTTAGCTACAAAGTTTTCTAAGTTTACAGGTAAACCATATTTTTCAAATGCATCTAGTATTGCATCAAATTCTCTTAACGTGTCTTCATCATCAACTAGTCTCTCAGAAACATAACCAGCAAGAAGTCTTGCATTTGTAGAACCAACATAGTCATCAACTTTTATTTCACTAATCTTTTCTCTTTCAGCATCAACTGCTTTTTTCATGTCTTTGTCACTGGCCATGTATTGAACAAACTCTACAAATTTACCAATTGACTCAGATTTATATGCACTGTAATCACCATAAAGAACAGGTTTATTATCTGCATTAAAATAGTGAGCGTATGTTTGACCATAGAGCGCATCAACGTCAAAGTCAGAACCTGCAAGTAAGTGTGCAATGTGAGGTACAATGACACCAGTAAGGTTTGAACTGTCAATAAAGTCTACAACTTTCATTGCAATCATTGAACGTTTATCCTCAGTTGGAATACGTACACCAAACATTTTTGATAAGTTCTTCATGTAAAAAGCTCTATGCTCATCACTTTTGAAAAACGGTAGAGGAACTATAGCTTCTACATAGTATGTAGTTATTCCATCTTTTACTTCTGTTGTAACACCTAGCGGTCTAAATTTTGCATTTGGATACTTTGCAGGATTACGTCTGTATATATCTGTTGTAACTATGTTACCTTCTTTATCTAATAAGGTTTTTCCATTTTCATCAGTTAATACATTGTAACCTAGTGATGACATGTGGATGTGTTTGAATCCTGAACCTTTTTCATCAGTAATATGTTTTGAGTATTGTGAGAAGAAGTAGTATTCTAACATATTACGAATACCAGGAAGGTTAGGTGAATGCACCGGTGTTCCTTCTGGAGTAACATCAAACAACTTTAATGTAGAAGAAGGGGCCCCTTGACTTTCTAAAGATTCTCTTATAAGGTTAAACACTTTTCCAATATCAAAGTCACCATCTTTTCTTAATATAGTTTTCAAGTTGGCTAAGTTAGATACACCTAATTCTTTCAGTGTTTCTTGATATTCAACTAAAGCTTCTGCTACTTTTTCTATTGCTTTTATGTCACTTTCTGTTACTTCTTTATTTGAAGCGTTAGCAATATCCAATAAATTTATCAAATCCGCAGCTATCAAAGCTTTACTTTGAACAGAAAATTTGACAATGTCTTTGACACCTGAAGTTTCTACTTGCAAGTATTTGTATCTGTTTTCTACTTCAAAAGAAGAAAACGCTAAGTCAATATATGGTTTAGTAGCTCCAAGTTCTTTGCTTTCTGCAAAATAATCTATAGGTAGCATTGTAGCATTTTTAGACGCTTCAGTGTCCATTAGCTGATCTATTTGATGATACTCCATTGCATTTAACAAGTTGTGCAATATTTCACGATGAGCCATTGGCTTATAGAACGAGTGAATAGTAATTGTTTTTTTCTGAATAGCATCAACATATTCTGATGGGTCTTCACCAATAGACTTAGCATCTTGTATCTTTTTTCTCAGAGTATATATTTCATTGTACAGTCCTTTAAAAACATCATGAAGTTGATTTCTGTAATCTTTTATAGCTTCACTACCCTGACTAAGAATGTCTTTTGGTATTTCCATATAGCTCACATCATTACGATCAATGTAGTTTTCAGATTGTTTGTGATATGAGTTACGTGATGCAGTCACAGTTTTCTTAGGGTTGTTTACTATTTTATAGCTTTGCATCAACTTTACTTCTTCTTCATTTAGTTTGCGATAATGTTTTTCAATAAGCAATTCTTTAATTTCAGGAGTTAATCTACCAAGAGTTTCATACATGTCCATTTGGTGCATTATAGAAGATGTACTTTGTCCATCAAAAATGTAATGCATCATTCCTTTAGTACCATAAGCATTTATGACTTCTTCTTTTACCTCATCAGAAATATCAGTTCTATCTGCAAAAAACTCTTTTATTTCATCAACTGAATAGAAAGGCCCATACTCAGGATATCTGTTGTTTATGTAACCTGTAATAGTATTCATTACAGCAACACGGTGTGTGCCTTGTTTCATATTACTACCAGTTGCTAAATTCTTCTTTTGACGTTTGAAATAATCAACAGAATCCTTTACGTTCATTGCTGAGTCACCATCAAGCAAATCATTAAACACAAGCGAGTTAGCCCAGAAGTTAAAGAACGCGTCTTGTACTAAACCTTCAAGATTAGAAAATCCAGATTGTACACCGCCAACTTGATTAAAACTACCAACACCTACTTTCTGATAACTGTCAATAATGTTAACAGAAGGTCTGCTGTCTTTTTTTAACAATGGGGCAATCAATGAAGAATCGTAATATTCAAAAGGACTTTCAACATTTCCTTCAGCATCTGTTTTTGGACCATAATAGTATTCTATTTTACCATTTACTTTTGCAGGTAGTCCTGTTGCAGGGTCAAGTACTGTTTTTTTAACAAATTTTGGAGTTGTTCTTTTGTTTATTACTTGAAGGTCAGTTAACTTATCTATGTGTGTTTCTAAAGATTTTAAAGCATATTGGTTTAAACCATCTAATAAAGCATTTTTAACTTCAACAGGTATGTCTTCATAAGGTGTATTTTCTTTGGCAAAATCAAACAATCCATTTTGATCTGTGTTAGCATATAATTCAGGATTTGCTTTGAAGAAATCTGCTAGCTTGTTGAATTTATAAGCTCTTAAGTCTTTGTCTTCTACATCAGACTTAGTAACATCTTCTTTAGAAAGTACACCATTGTATTTCAACAGCAACTTGTTACTTGCACGACTGTCAAAATCTTTTTTGTTTTGTTCTCTGTTTGCCCATTCACGTGCAATACGTTTATACTCCTGTTTAACAACTCCTTCTAGAAGACCTGTGATTTTAATACGACCTGCAGCATCTTTAACTAAACCTTTTGTGTCAGAATAATTTTCATACATTGCTGTCATTAAAAAGTTTGTTTGTGATGCCTCAAGCTGAGTAAAAGAACGCATGAAAGTTTCTACTTCAACTTCTTTTTCAACACCGTCTTTGTCAGTTACAACTTGTCTGTAAGTAGTTCTATTTAAGAAAGATAAAAGATGCACAATGTACATTGTTTTATCATCAATGTTTTTAAAACTTTTACCTTGTTTGAATTTGCTGTTAAACGTTTGTGCAACACCTCCATATAAACCAAACTTGAAGTTGTTTAGCATTACTTCTACTTTTTTAGTTAATTCAGAATCATCCTTTTCTAAAATGCCACCCATCATTGGATTAGCCTTAAAGAAGTCTTCTAACTGTGATTTAAAGTATGGATCTTCTGCTAAAGTTTTTTCTAAACCTTTACTTCTTAAAAGTTGAGCAACTGTTGTAGCAGGCGTATGCTTTATATAACGATATATAGGTTTGCCTTCAGCATTTAACACAGTTGATTGTAATTCAGTTGGGTCATACTTTATAATGTAAACTGATGCTTTACCTAATATGGAGTTGAAACGATTAACGTTTGTGTCAGAAATATTTTTATCATCTAACGTTTGTGCAAATTTAGTATGAGAATCTTTTGCAGCTTTAGTAAATATTACTGCCATGTCAGTAAAAAACTCTTTTTCAAGGTATTTTTTTTCACTAACAAACTTAGAATGATTTTCATAATGTTCTAACACACTTGGTTGAAACTCATCAGGATTATGTGTAACCATGTTTTCTGTTTTATCTATTGCTAAAATAGATAATCTCACAAGTGACTTAGGAACATTAACACCTACTGCTGCCATACTTGCATGTAATTCTTCAGTAAGTTTGTTTAAACGGTCTCCTTGACTAATGTCATCACTTAAAATAAACTTGGTATCTGTTGTAATTTTATTTATGCCAGTAATAAGTTTTTGTACAGCAGCTTTATATTCTTTAGTACCACCCATTTCAGCATGTTTAGTAATTATAGAAGCTACAATATCTTTTTTACGTTTGTTAACGTCAGAAAACAATACTTTGTCTTTTATAGTGTAATCATATGTTTCAACTGTAGTTATACCATCACTTGTATTTTCTCTAGTTTTGACGTCAGTCATCATATAGTCAATTTCAGTACCATCAAACACATCTACTAGCATATTGTATAACTGTAGATTTGATTGTGGAACACCATTCACCATTTTAGTGTCATTGACAATTTGTTTATATATAGCATCTAAATCATCTGCTGTACTTAAGAATCCATCCATACGCTGAGTTTCAGCTGTTGTTTTTATATGCTGAATGCTTTTGTCAGTATCTATATCAGAATTAAGTTTTAACAGTAATGAATACATCTTGTTGCCAGATATCATTCTTGGTATTGTAATACCCAACTCAGGAATATATTGTTCGTATCTTATAGATGAGAAAAACTGTCTTATTTGTCTTGACTGTGACTCTAAACGATTGTGTTCTCCAAGACCACTGTCATAATCTTCAGATTCTGTTTCTTCTTCAACAGTTCCTGTTTCATCATTATCTCTAACAACAGGTGCACCATCTTCATCAAACATTTCTTCAACTAGTTCAGGAGACATTTCATCTTCATCTACTTCTTTACCATCAAGAATTGCCATTATAGACTGGTATTCTTTTTTAACAAGCTTCATCAATATTTTTTTAGACTCTTCTCCTTTACCATTTTCAATAGTTTTATCAACTGTGTTGACTAGTTCTCTTTTATCATACTGGTCTAAACCAGAAAGGTTAATGTCATGAATAGTTTCGCCAAGCATTCTAGCACCTAATGCAAATCTATATTGCTTGTACGTATTACCAAAACGCTTTATGATTTCATCACGCATTTCTGGTTTTTTAGCAATAAGTTTGTCCATGTTAAATTCATAGTCAAGAACAGTCTTTGCTATACGGTCAAATTTTTGTTCAAATGTTTCACCTTGAAAGCCAGCATTGTCTTTTACAAAATAGTGAGCCATCATGTACACTAACTGATTAGCATCTTCTGTGCTAAGAAAAGATACATTTTGTGCTACACCTGTACCTTCAGTATTAGGTATAATCTCTTTAAGTCCAGGTATAAGTACAAATGCAGTTTCATTTTCATAAATACCTGAATTAATTACATCTGTTGAATAGTAACCACGTTTAACACGTCCATAAACATTGTCAATATAGTTACTATGTTTTGTAAAGAATTCTATTATACGTTTTAACATCTGCATGAACTTGGCAATAATACCTCTTGGTTTACCTCCTTCATTCATGTAGTTTTGAAAACCATCAGCAAGGATTTCTTCTGCTTGCAAATTGGCCATACGTTCTTTGTCATAAACATAGTTACGTTGTTTTGCAAATTCTTGCAAAGCAGTATCTGTAAATTTACTTGAATATGTCTTATTGTTTCTGACAAAGTTTATCAGTTCTTCTCTTTGTGGAGCTGACATTAAATATCTGAACACACCGTGAAACGCTTCATGATAAATAACACCTTTACTTTTTATCTTGTCGTTCAAGTAAATAACACGATCTTTTATTGCACCAAGAACAGTACCTTCTACTTTAGATAAATCTATAGCATCAGAAAGTTCTTCTTTTGATACACCAAGTTGTGAATAGGTTTGTGACAACCATTCTGCAGCTTGTAATCTTTCTTGTTCTGTTTCTAATTCTATTTCTCCATCAGCAATACTAAACAACTCAATTTCAGGTATATCTGATTCATCAGTTATAATTTCAGTAGATGTTATGTTTTGTGCAGGATTGTTTACATGCACCTTTTCAACAGGTTCCATTTGCACCGCAGTTACAACAGCCGGAGCAGGAGTACTCATGCTAATAACCTCTTTTGGTGTAATGTTCATTCTTAAAAAACCAGCATTAACAAGTAGATAGTTGTCATAGTTTGTTTTAAAACGTTGCAATGAGTCAACACCATCTTTAGGTTTTGTATAACCACGTGAGTATGTAATATTAGTTCTAAATGTTCCATCATCTGATTTTCGTGCAACTAAATAGTATGGTCTAAATTCACCATCATATGTTAAATCCTCACGTAAATTTTTCATAAACTGAGGAAACATTGCTGTTTTTTCTTCTAACTTGTTTATAACATTGTCAATTAAACTTTGAGCAAAACCTGCCTGTACTTCTGTTACTTTGTTTGCAAGCTCTTGCAATAAAGGATGAGGAGAAGTAAACCTGGTCATGTTATTTACAGTTCTGTAAAACTCAAAAAGTTCTTCAGGTTTGTTTAAGTCAAAGTTTGCTAGTGCAGGAAATTCACTTTTAATTTTACCTATAAGTTTACCCTCACCTTTTAATGCACGCGCAGTATTGACAATAAGAGTTTCATCAAGCACAAAATTAAACTGACCTTGATTTTTATACTTGTTTGTAATAGGATCTTTTTCTTTTATGAACCCATATCTGTTGGTTGGAGATGTTGGTCTAATTTCTACTTGAAGACGTCCTTGGGCACTTGTTGAAAAAGAAACATAAAGTGGACGGTCTCCAAACTTACCAGAAGTTTGTGGTCTAAATGTAAATTGAGTTTTTTCAAATGACTCAACTTCTTGGTTACGTTGTTTGCCTGATAACAATACATCATTCAACGATGTTATAAAATTTGCAAACTCTTCCATCTGGTCTAACTGACGCACATTCTCAAGAATGCGATACGTCATAGTACCATCAGGACGAAACTTAATCATTAAGTTTTTTTGATTAGGGTCTGTGGTTTTTAGTATTTCTTTTACAGCATTGTCTTTTAAGCCTAGCAATTCAGCATAAGTAAGTTGAGAAACTTGTCTTACTTTACCTTCAGTGTTTGTGTACTCAATTAATTCATTTGAGCGCAACATATTTATTAAAGAAAATTCTTTTTCTTCTACTGCACTGTATATAAAAGGTATCTTACGTTCTTCTCTTTGCTTTGTGTCTCTATTGAAAATAGTTAAAGTTTTAGAAAGTGTAGGGTCAGTAACCATTTCTGAACTTAAAACAGTTTTTGATTTTTTACCACGTGTTTGATTTATGTCATAGACATTTTTGAAATCAGTAGTTATATCAACAGAAGTTGCACCTGCATCAAACTGAGCTTGTAACTGAGGTAATAAAGAGTCTTTAAATCCTTTATATATTGACGCAGCATTAGACATGTGTTCTAAGTCAAGTTCGCTTAGTTGTGATTTTACACCTAAGTTGTCTTTGACGCTCAAACGTTGTACTTCTTTTAAATGTACAGGGTTTGTAAAATCAACTAGTTCTGTAGAATTATCTGAATTTACAAATGTCATGTTTTCAGTTGAATACAAATAAAACAATTCACCTGAACCTATAATCTCTCCAACAATGACAAATGTTTGTTCTGATGCTTTTGGACGTGATAGTGTTAACACTTTACCATTTGATGTTGACTGTAAGTATGCAACCTGTGTTGAATTCTCAAAAGTCTCATGCTGACGGTTTGCCAACATTCTCATTTCTTTGTTAGAGGCATCTACGTTTTGAATACGCTCAATACGTTTGTCAGCAACATCACTAATACGTACAGCTTTAATTCTTATAGCTGATGAAGGTGAACGCATTTCATCTAGTTTGTTTAATACAATACCAGACTCTTCAGGGTTAACAGCAACAACTTTAAAATTAGAAAGCATTGTGTCTTCATAGAACACATGCTCACCGGCATTACTTGTAGAACGATCTGACAAACGTGCGTCCTTTACAGAAACAATTTGGTCTGCAGGAATCTCTTCAAGAGAGTTGTCAGGATTTAACTTGTAGAGTTTATCGTTTTCTCTTAAAGCTTCTACCATTTGTTCTGACTTTAAAATAACAAGTACATTGTCAAGACCAGCAACATCTGCTATTTCAGAAATAGGAATAAAGAATGACTTCTTATCAAGTCCTGCCATTGTATCATCAATAAGTCCCAATAAGAAATCTTTATGGTCTTGTTCATCAGCTCTGTCAATTATTTGACCACGCAATGATGCAGATAGAGATTCTAGTAACTTAGTTCTTTCATCAAGATTCTCAAAAGTAGTAACAGCAAAATAATTCTTTATAGTGTTTAACACACCGTCTGGCCCATTCAAGTCCATACGATTTACAGAAGTCATACCACCAAGTGCATCAATTTTGTCAATGATTGAAGATACTTTAAGAGGTGCAGTTTTTTTCACATTGAAAAATTCAGATGCTGTTTGCACATACTCTTGTGGATTTTCCATCATGGTTACAATGTTAATTACATCTGCTACCTTACCCTTTTTAAAGTATTCAGGGTCCAAGTCTGCTAAACCATTGTAGATATGTGCAATGTTATGCACTGCCATCATTTTTTGTTCAGGTGATAATCCGCTCTTCAAGATGAACGCTGCTGCGTTATCAAAGTTAGTGTATAGTGAAGAGTCTAACTTAATTAGATCTAGTACAACATCAGTGTACTTGTCAGTTTGAATTTGACATGCCATTATATTATGTATATTTGTTGAGGAAAAAGCAGTTAAGAGAAACAGTTAGAAATCTCTTGAAGCTTGTTTATTATAGAGGATTCTGTCACTGGAGTTTGAGCCACCTTTTCCGTCTCTACAAATTTACTAAAATTATTTGAATTTTCTGCTGCTTCTTTTCTAAATTCTAAAACTTTAGCATACAGTGTTTCTAAACTTTGCAGAGTTAAACTTGTAGCTCTACCTGTTGATGGTGTTTCAAACAACGGTACTTGTGTTTCTGATATGACTAATCCAGAAACTTTAGCTTTTTTTCTATTGTAGTTTACAGGTTTACCAGTGAGTAAAGCCTCTCTGTTTGCTTCTAGTAAAAATCTGCCATCTCCTGTGTTGTAGTATTCTTCTAATGTAGCATGACTAGTACCTTTACGTTTGTTGTAAGCGTTCATTGACTTTAGTCCAATCTCTAGCATTTTATTAGTCATCTCAGTTTCTGTTCCTACAGGTAATGCTCCTAAGAATGATTTTACAAAATCCAAATCAACACGTGTAGAATTTAAACTTTCTGCAAGTACAGCAGCTTCTTCTTCAGATTTAAACTTTTCAGGGTTAACACTATTGTTATTTATGTCAACTACATCGTATCCTTCTTCTAAATTTCCTTGAGGTGCAAATGGTGTTTCTTGTTGAGTAACTACAGGTTCTTCTTCTATAACAGGTTCAGTAGGTGTAATACCAAAAAATGATTCATCAACAAATTCCCCAGGTAAATTTTCATTTTCACTTATGACATCCACCATGTTTGTTGTAGTTGTTGATGGTATTGTTTCTGTAGAAGCTTGGACACTTAGTCCAGGTGTGTTTAAAGCTGCTAATTCTGCTTCAAATCCATTTTTAAATTCTTCAGCAAAATACTTACCTACCGACCAAGCTACCCCTAGATTGTCCCCCTCTAAAGTTGAAAACAACTTTCCGTCTTGTTTTATTAATCCTTGATTACTTAAGCCTGTTGCTATTTTTTGTGCTATCTTTTCTCCTACTTCAGTGGATTGTCTCTTTCTTCCAGCTTTACCGTTATATCTACCAGTTAAAATATAATCTAATGCGTTTTTTATATCTTCTTTTTTATCTTCAATAGTATCTAATTCATCTAATTCTTTATTTAAGATTTCATCTACTTTTTGTTTAGCATTATAGACTAGTCCTTTTAGAGCATCCAAGGCTCTAGTATCACCTGCTAATCCAGTTCTTTCAATATTTTCTTTTCTTTTCTTTTCCCATGCTTCTATTTGTTCTGAATATTTTGCATCAATTTTAGCGTATTCTTCTTTTCTTCTTCTTTCTATATCAGCTTTTAGTGCATTTGCAGTTTCAGCAGGGTCTTCTGAAATCTCACCATTCTCATCTATATAAGGAATAGGTATAATAGCTTCAGGAATTTCATCTTCTATTATTGTTTCAGCGGTAACTCCACTTTCTATGGTTGTTGTGTCTGCTGCAATAGGTGTATTAGCATCTGATGGTAAATCTACTTCTTTGTCAATTTCCAACTTATGTATATCATATACCTTTTGTTCAAGTTCTGACAACTTAGTTCCATTTGATAACTTGGCTGCAATTAGATATTTTGTTGTTGTGTCAATCTTTCCTTCAACAATGATTTTGTCATAGTCTTCTTGAGAAATATCATTGTTGTATTCTTTAGGACTATACTTTAGTGTTAACTCTTGCTCTTTTTTTAAGATTTCTTTAATCAATGCAGAGTATGTCTTTTGAGCGTAATCTTCGTTTGCTACACCTAAATCAGGATTACTTATGAGAGTTGTTAGATTTTTCCAATTTTCACTTTCATACACAGTGTTTAGCATCTCATTAAACAGTTCTCTTCTATCATTTTCATTAACAATTCCTAGTTTTATAATTATCAATTCAGCTGCAAGTTCAGCTTGTTTTAACAAAGGGTCCACATGATTGATAAGGTTATGTTTAAACTTGCCATCTGCCATTCTACCCAATGTTATTCTTAAGTTTTCAGGATTTGACAAAACATCAACAGAACGCATATAGTCTTTGGTGTCACGGTCAAGTCTGATATAGTCATATATCTTTTGAAAACCATCTCTCATAGAAGCCTCAGATATTACCTCATTAGAACCTGACTGTCTATTTTTGATGTTCATCAGTTGTCTAAATGTTTCTATGACTTCAGGGTCTGTGGGGTCATAAGTTCTATCTACTGTTTCTACATCATTTCCATTCTCATCTTTAACTGTTTGAGTTTTTTCTATTGTCTTTCCTTTAAAGATGTCTAATATACTTTCTTTAGTTACTTCTTCATCATCTTCATTTGTTCCAACAACAACTTGACGGTTTTCCCAATATCCTTTCCATTTTTCAATTAGCTCATATTCTTCTAATTTCAAGCTCAATTGTTCTTTTAATTCTTTTTTTGTTTGAGCTTCAATTCCTTCTGCTTCAATGTTCTCACGTAGAATTTTTATTTCACCTAGTAGATTTCCTATTTCACCTTCAATAGAACCAGGATTAGTCAATACTCTTAAAGCAAAGTCAGAAGACCTTGACATGCCTGGTATAGAAAGTAAATCATCTGCTACTTGCTTTGCACGTTTTGCTGACATGTCACCTTTTATAGCGTTCATTGAAAGCACCTGTATGGCATCTTCCTGAGCGCTACGCAATAATGTAGCAACATATCTATTTCTACTACCTTCAGCAAATTCAAAAGGGTCAGCTAGTTGTGATTTTACCTTTGTTCTGATTCCTTCCATAGTGTCAGAATACTTTTTAATATCCTTTGCTACAGCTTCTGAGAATTCAGATGGTGTTCTGTACTTAGTATCTTCAAGTTTTACACCAAAGCTTTTTTCAAAATCCTCATTTGTCATGTCTTGTCCCATGCTTTTAACAGCACGATACAACACATCAATAGAGTTAGTTTTTTGTGCAGACGCTACCGCAGCAAGTAGTGCGTTATCTTTACCATTTTCAAATTCATAACGTAAACCTTTTGATGCAGATTCAGCTTGTTCTTGTGCAGCATCAATCTGTGCACTAAAATTAAATACTTTGTCTTTAAATTTACCTTCTTTTAACTGTTTTAGACTTGTGTTTAATATATCTAAGTTTTTATCCAATTGAGCTTCTGCTGCAATTAAAGGATTAGAACCAGGATTGTTTGCGTACTGTCTATTTATTACAGCTCTGTTAGCTGCTTCTAATGACTTACTTGTTATTGATGTTGGAATACTGATTAAAGAACCTGTTAAAGCTCCCATTAAGAAAGTCTTTAAACCTTGTTTAGTAAATTGTTGTGAAGCTCCTTCTCCAAATGCTTCAGACAAAGACATTTCTGTACTGTTAAACTGACCAGCATAATAATCTTTCCAAGCTGCAGCAGATGTTTCTTGCATGTTTTCTTGAATACCTTCAGAAACTTGAAACTTCAAAAAGTCTTTTGCAAATGCTTTGCTAAATTGATATGCTGCTTCTTTCTTTCCAAACTCTTTTCCTACTTTACCAATTAGTCCATACGCACCAAGGAAACCATCTTTTCTAAAAATTCCTGTACCAGCTTTACCTTCTACTACAAGTAAATTTTCAGCAACTTCGTTCATGTATTTGTTTGCAGGCACAAAGCGATTAAACAAGTTTCCAAACTGTATTTTGTTTGTGGCCAATAACAAGGCCATGTTTGTATTATAGTTGGCAGAACTTGCACTGATTGCAAGTTTACGCATTTCTTCAAATTCTTCTGGAGATGGTACAGCACCATTATTGTCTATCTTGTACTGTTGGGCCATCTTATCTAGTGTATCACCATAAGATGTAACAGCTTCAAAACTAGCTTCTGTTGCAGACATGTTTAACTCTTGAGCCACACGTCTAGCACCTTGTAGTCCAACACCAATCAGTTCACCAGTAGTTGCTCCGGCTCTAGAAGCAGCAGCAAGTTTTTCAGCAGAACGTATTCCTGTTCCTAGTAAAGGTGTACTTTTTAACAAGTTTGCAGAAACTTCTGAAAAGTTTTTAGATTTTGTAATGTTAAATAAGTGATTTGTAAAAACAGAAAACGTTTCTCCCATAGAATCACGCAAAGCACTTCTACTGCCATTTGCTATAGCAGAAGCTTCATCCATGTTTGCAATTACTTTACTTGCAGCAGAAATTTCTTCTGCAGATTTGTTACCATAACTAAATCCTTTTCCAATATCTGTTAAAGCATCAGCAAATCTAAAACCACTTTTTGCAGCTTGTTTTGCTGTCTGGGTAGCAGCAAGCTTTGCAGCTGTTCCTCCAAAACTAACAACACCTGCACCACCAGATAAAAATGTAATGGCAACGTCTGCTGCAATCTCAAGACCAATACCTGCAAATGTTCCAAGAGCAAAACCAGCGTTTCCTATAAACTCACTCATTGTACGTTTAGATAATATGCTGTCTTCGTTTTCTGGTTTCTCAAATACAAAGTTCTTGTTCATGTCTATCTGGTCTTTGTAATACTGATCTGCCAATGTTGCTTCATCTGGACGCATTCTATCCCAGTCCATGTGCACTAAAGCATCAGCCATACGACCATAACCTTTCCAGTAGTCTATGAATGTGTTACCAAACTTGTGACCAAAACTATCAAAACCTTTATTTAAGGCAGAACCAAATGTTTCTTTGTCTGCCCATTTTTCATAATTGCTTGTATCAAGTGGGTTAAAATACTGACTTTTAAAACCTTCCTGATATCTGAACATGTCAACCGCACTATTAGGCACATAAGTCATTGTCTTAGGTCCTACCGGTGCATTTAAACTTTCCATTAATGACATAGGACGTGAGTTGTCACTAAGCATCCTATCTGATGTCTCAGAATTCATTTGGTTAAATGCTGCACTAAAGTCGTTCATTGGAACAGGTTTATTCCCTAATCCTGCAGCATTCTCCATTCCAAAGTCAAAAGTATTATCAATCATTGTTGGTTTGTGTATCGTTACTGTTTATATAGTCTTGGTACTTTGATCTAGTTATTTTGTAGTTATAAAAAACTTGTTGAATAATCTCAGAAGCTTTTTCAAGTGACGCTGGGTCACCTGGACTAAAAGGAATCATTTGACTTCCTGTTCCTGTTTTTCCTGTTTGTGGGTCTAAATATTTATAGTCAAACTGAAGTAAATTAGAACCATTTTGACCAGGAACACCTGTAACTGCATAATCAAAACCAATTCCATTCATGTAAGATTCGCCAACAACTCTAGCATTTGCATTTGTAAGCAATGGAGTAAGTACACCTAAAGAAGAAACGTTCAATGTGTTAAAAGGAATATACTCTTCTAATCTTCCTAATGCTCCTCTTGATGATTGAATAGTTTCATAAGGGATTGTAAGATAAAGAGCTTGTCCACCTTTAAGATTAAACTTCTTTGCAATACCATCTTTTTCACTAACATTCATTTCAACTTTAACCTGCTTTCTAACAGGGTCATAAAACACTTTACTTTTGTCAGCAAATAATGCAGAAATGTCAACAGGATTCATATTTCTTAAAACGTTTATATCAAGAGTTGCACCCTCAGAAGTTGTAACAGAAGATACACCATAAGGATTTTTAACAAGTAAGTCTATTTCTGCACCAGTAAGTTTTGAAATAGTATATTGGTTACTTACAGGAACTTGTCTGTCTTTGAAACCTGTAATCAAACTGCTTACTCTAGTTTTTGCAGCTTCAGAAACTTTACTAAAATCAAAGTCATAAACACCATCACTTATTTTAGATTTTATTACAGCACCTTCATAAAGGGGTTTTATATTACCATTTGCGTCTAAAACTTCTTGTGACACACGTTTCATATCTTTGTTTATAGCTTCACGTTGAGATACCATGTTTTGAAAAGCTCCTGCTCCACTTCTAAACGACTTAAAATAAGGGTTAGTATCACCAGTCTTGTGTGTGTCGCTATAAAGTTGTAAACGTTCTGTTGCTTTATTAAAAGTGTATCCAGCCATTCTATCAAGAAAATTATTTGCATCAGAACTATTTGTAGGTACATCAATGTTCATACCTACCTTATTTCCATAAGATTTTAAGTTGTTCAATTCTTCATTTGACAATGTAACTTGTTGTCCATTGGCCATTTGTTTTATTTTAGCTATGGAAGAAAATACTTTACCATATTCAGAATCATCATCTACTACAAGTTTTATTAAACCATTCTCAGCATTAAATGCACTTGAATATGCTTCATCTCTATTTAATTGTAATGACGCACTATTCATATCAGAAGCATAAGATGGAGTATCAGAAAAACCAACTCCTGTAAATTCAGTACTTGGAATAAGTCCTTTACCTTGCATTTCCTGTATTTTAAGTTTTGTATTTACATCAAGCTTGTACTGCTCAAACTCCATTTTCTTTTGTGCCATTGCCATTTGTGCACCGGCTATTCTTTCTCTTGACGCAATACTTACTTTAGTAGCCCATGTTGTATCAGGACGTACTTCAACAGATTGTTTTGCTGTTGCAAATGTTGATGCAAAAGCTAGTGCAGTTTGGTCTTTTGCAGCTTGTGAATATATGTTGTATAAATTACTAGCAATGTAAGCACTTCCTTCTGATTGAAGTCTTCCTACTTCACTACGAGCATTTTCAAATTCTGTTTTTTGCTCATCTCTTTCTTTAACTAAACGTTGATATTCTTGAGCTATTTCTGGTTTAGCTGTAGGAAATCCATTTGGAAATTGTTTTTCATAAAAGGTAACTTTTTCATCTAGCTTTCTATATTCTTCTTGAGCAGCAATACCTGCAACAGACTGCTTCACATTTAATTGTGGTAGAAGTTTTTCTGCTACCATTCTAGTAGCTTCTTCTCTTCCAACATTTTTATTAGCCATTTCACTTCTAATAGCAGACTCAGCATTTACTCTGCCTATCACACTGAACTGACGGTCAAACTGATTGCCCATTGTTGCTGTTGCCCAACTGTTATAAATTGGTACAGCACCTGGACCATTGGTACGAGTTAGAATATAACCACGTCCATCTGGACTAGACTGTTTAATTTCTAGCCCTTGGTCTTTAGCTGCTTTTCTGAGAAACTCGTTTACATCTTCAAAAGGTGTAAACTCTCTTGGTTGTACAGAAGTAATACTACCATCTCCACGTTTAGCATTACGCAAGTCTTCTTCAGCAAAGTTAATATCCATACGTGAATATTCATTGTACATCCCACGCATTTTAGGGTCTTGACTGTTACGATAAGATTCCATCAGTTGTTTTTGCTTTGAATGAAAGCTAGTTACTGCCATGTCATAAGCTAATTCTGGATCTCTACTAATAGGGTCAATCATACCTTGTGCACGTGTTATGTTTGTTGGATTAGATAAATCCACATTAGACATGCTTTGTAAGGAACCTTGTAATCTTTTAAATGCCTCTTGTCTATAAGACTGATTGTTAGCATTTGTCAAGTTAGTATTTAACACTGAGTTGTACAGTGATTTGACCATGTTAAACCCACGGTCATATTGAGCTTGTTTTGTTCCATACACCTGAGTCAGAAACTGATAATCAGGTCTGTACAATTGCATTGGACCAAGTTGGTCGCTGACACCTTTTATAAATGTTGCCATGTAAGTTTCTTACTTTATTTTATTATTCTATATCTGACCAAGGAAAATATACCACACCACCAAATTCTCTAGGAGGCAAAGGTAATGTTAATCCTTGAATTGCCATTTGATTATATTGTTGACGTGGAGTCAAGCCTGTAACTGCTCTATTTTGTGCTCTCATTTGATTACCCATATACATTGTAGCATATTTTTTAGCTTCTTCTGGCCCCATTATAGGTGTTGCTTCTTGAACTATTGCATTCCATTCTTCAATTCCTGCATTACCTGACATCATGTTATTACCACCTCTGTTATCCATATAACTTGGTGAATATGTGTCAGGTCCAAATAAACTTCTTCCACTAGGGTCAATAGATACATCTCCTAAGATTGGGTCAACATACACATCTGGAAACAATATTTGTTCCATTTGTTTTTTTCTAAACCAGTTTGTAGTACCATTGTTGAAAGCAGCAATTTGACGCCATTTATTTTGCTGTTCAGAGTTGTCCAACTGTTGATTTAATGTAGCCATGTCCTCAACATATTTTTGTCTACCTACTTCATTTGCAGCAGCTTCTTGATTCATTATCTGTGCATTTGTATTGTATGCTTGGTTAACAATTCCAACATTTGCATTTTCAACATCTCCAAGAACATTGGCAGCATTTGCAAATGATTGTCCTTGTGTACCAGTCATTGATGCTAATCCAACATTACCGTCAACAGTATTTTCTGTCATTTGTTGCATTCTAGCAAACTGCTCTTGATTTGCAGCTAAACGTCTGGTAGGGTCAAGAGTTACATAACCTGGAGTTTGTAATGCTACTCTTCCTTGTGTTGGCTCATAACGATTTATATCATCTGTCAGAGTTCCCACAAAGTTGGTAATGTCTTGTAACCACCATGGCCCAGTTTTAGGAGCTTGTGGCATTGCAGGTTCAGGAACTACAAAATCTTCTTTAGGAGTTACAGGTTGTTGAGCTCCCGTCACAGGTGCAGGTGTTGTAGTTGTGCTAGGTACTGAAGGAATCTTTTCTAAAATATCATCCCATCTAACACCCCAGAAACCATCATCTTTTATACCTGCTGCTGGAATTTTGTATTTGGCATGCAATTCCTCTACAACTTTTGAAAATTCTGGTTTGGACAAAATCCATTGTTGAAGAGCTTTGTTATTTTTAGGACCAGTATATCCTCTTTCTCTAGCAAGTGCATCTATTTGGTCAGCAGTATATTTAGACTTGTTCCATCCTGTTTCTTTTTGACCAGTGATAGGATTTGTTGAAGGGTTTACATCACCTTTGTGTGGAGCATATGCTGCTTTATCAGTTCTTGGTGCACGATCTTGAACGTTACCGTTTACATCTTTTACAATCTTTTCTGTTGCTGTGTAATAAACATAAGCTACTTTACCATCTGGTAGTGTGTATGTGCCAGCAAGAGTTTCTGTTTCAGGCTGGGTAGTTTTAGCTTCTGCACCTTGTTGATATTCTGGTAATTGACCACCCATTGCAAATAAAGATAAAACCTCAGAATACGTTTTAGGTTTTACTGCTGGTTTTGGAGTTGCAGGTTTTGTAGCTGTTTGTTTTACAGCAGGTTTAGCTTTATTTGTATCAGTTTCAAAACCTTGTGGCTTCCAGTCAACAGGTAGACCTGTGTACACGTTGTACCATTTGTTATCTTTATATTGTCCAACAGTTAATGGTTCACCATCTCTTGTTTGTGCCTTTTGTTTATTTGTGTATATTGACTGTTGATTTAAATCATTGGGAACTTTCTCTTCTTTTTGACTTGTATTTGATACACCTGATTTGGTTAATGACGTGAAAGTTCCAATCTGATCATAAGAAACTGTTTTTCTTTTTCCTGTAGCATTTCCCCAACTTTGAATAAATGTATTTGGATCATCCAATTCTTCCAATTCTAACAATGGTTTTCCTGAATAATTATGTACAGCAGGATCTACAACTTTGTACTTTACGTTATTTTTATAAAGAATGTCTCCTACTTTATATGTTGATTGCTTTGGCAATGTTCCAATTCTTAAAGCTACAGTTGGATATCCATAATTAAAAATTTTATCACCAAGTTTTTCTATGCCTGATAAAGGAGCAGCACTTACGTCACTTCCACTCAATGATTGAATGTTTCTGTAACCGCTGTTAAACCAACCTTTGTCAGCCCCAAGTTGAACATCTTGTGATTGCGCTTTTTGAATGTCTTCTAAAGTTAACTCTTCAATTTTAACATTTTCTCCTCTTGAGTTTTTTAAAATTATTGGTTTTTCAAATTTAACCCAGTCTTTACCTGTTATACCACTGTAAACAGATTTGACTTTAACGGTCTTACCGTTAATATTTAAAGATGTACCTGGAAGTAAAGTCCCACCAGCTTGAGCCTTCATAAGTCCACCAAATTTACCTTGTGGCATTTCTTCAGCACCACCTCCTTGTAAACCGGCCATGACAGATTCAGCAATAGCAGGTATGCCATCAGGAAATCCTTTCATTGATTCTTGTACTAAAGCAAGCATTCCTAACTTTTCCATGTTGTTCGCTAACATCTGTGTTGCAGAACGTTTAGTAATAGGGTCAGTGCTTTCACTTTTCAAATCATGAATGTAGTTGTTTATTTGATACTTCTTTGCAATTTCAGCAGGTGTATAACCTCCTTTTTTTGCAGACAAGCCAAACACTTTACCAAGTATTTCTTTATCCTTGATTTTAAGCTTTTTAGTATCTGAGAAGATAAAAGAACCTTCAGGTATGTTTACAGGCATTCCACCTTGTGAGTGACGCTTGCCAACAAAAGTCATGTGTTCTAAGAAACCATCGCGGTTAACATCACCTACAACTGTTTCTCCTCCTTCTACTTCTATGTTAGCTTGTTCTATGGGAACTGCACCCATGGTGTTTTTTACAGGATTTACTGTTTCGCCATCATTGATATAATGTGCTTGTTTGTGAACCAGTGAAAAATCACGTTGGTCTCCTGTTTTTGGTGTTTTGGTTATGCGTATTTTTTGCATGATAAACTTATAGAGTTTAAACTTTTAAAATGTTAAATCTCCTACATTTAGAAGTTACAAATTTAATTTGATTTTTCCTATTTTTGTAGAAGTAAATTGTAGAACTTTTAGTCTAGGTATTCTATCTGACCTCCCATTGCCAGAATCATTTTCACTTCTTCATCTGAAACGTAGTATTCTCCTCCTTCTGTGTATTGTGCTGTTCCACCATATTTTGCTCCAGCCATTCTAGTACCAAAATCTTGTATAGGTGTGTTTGTTACTAAAGCAAAGTTAGAAGCTGGTCCAGCATTAGGAGTGTAATTTCCAAATGGATTTGCAGGATTGTAAGCATTGTATCTTTCGTCAGTGTTGCCAACTCTACGTAACATGTCTTCATATTCTCTTTCATTGTTCATAGTTGAACGAACAGTGTTGAGCATACCAAAACCTGCAAGAGCATTGTTTGCTGCTATTTGACCTGCAGCATCACCACGAGTTGTGCTTGTCCATGATTTGAATTCTCTTTGAGGTTCTGTTGTAGTTGTACCTGCATTAGTACCAGTTGTTGATGCTGTTGATGCCGGGACTGTAGCTGTCTGATTTGCTTGAGGTGTAAATGCTGCAGGAAACAAGTTCTGTCCTGTTTCACGCTTCCATATGTCCATCAACATTTGCTGGTTAGCTGAGTTTTGCATAACATCAAAACGTGTTGCGTTTTGAGCAAGCCATTCTTCAAAAGTAGGATACTCAGGTTGACTATTAACTCTTGGTACACCACCTGCTACCATGTACGGTAAGACAACACCTGCCCACTCATAAGTATCTAAGCCAAGTTCTTCAAGCATAGCATCTTCTTTTTGCTGATTAAGATATAAACTACCCATACCAGAACCACCTGTCAAAGGTCCAGAAGCAACTGGTGTAGGTTTAGGCATTGGTGTTTGAGGTTGTCTTTTCTTTAACACATCTTCCATAGTACCATACTCATTTGTATCATAGTTTGATATATAAGAATCTGTATTTTCATTTTTACCAGAAAACATCTTTTGATATCCTAAAGCTGTTCCTGAAAGACCTGCAGCTGCACCAGCTACTCCTTTCAATGCTCCTAAAAATCCTCTATCAGGAAGTGCCCACATCATGTTACGTGGGTCACCTAAAGTGTTAGCTGCAATAAGGCCTTTATTTAAGTTTGTATTTTTAAGATTAGCAAGAGTGTTTGATGTAGTTATGTCAGTTCTAAAATCTCCTTCTTTGAAGTTTTCATAATCAAACATGTCTGGTGTTTCTCCACCTTGTTGCCATGTGCCAAATCTTTTATGCCAATACAATGGTGAGAATGGATCTTTAGCTTTAGCTGAGTCTTTACCACCCATTCTATCCCAAAATCTCTCACGTCTTTTCTCAGAACCATGTTGTTTAAAATCTTTCATGCCTTCCCATCCACCATGGACAACTTTGTACTGGTCACCTTTTTTAGCAAGTACCATCCATTTCTTACCTTCGCGTGTAGATTGCTTTTTTGCTCCTACTTTTGAGAAACCCATGTTGCGGTAGCGATCAGGAATTCCTCCACCATCTTTGTATTGCTCAAGGTCATATATTTCTCCACCAAGTTCTTTAGCAAAGTTGTTTGCAAAATTTGCTTTCTTAACCATTACAGGTGAGTATTCATCTTTATGACGTAATATGTAATCAGCAGCCTCTCTTACACTCATTCCCATTTTAGTAGCTTGTGCTTTGAATGTTCCTTTTTTGGCTGGGTTTATTTTAATAGAACCACCTCTTTTCATTTCATCAGGTTCAGCAAAATCAAATTCTTCTTCCTCTTCTTCATAATTATCCTCTTCTTCATACTCAGACATTTCATCATTGTCAAATGGAACATCTTCTTCTTCTATATCAGACTCTTGCAACATGCTCATTGCTTCATCTAAAATGTCTTTTGCATAATCTTCAGGTATGCCACTTTCTAACATCACACCATAGATTGAAGCAGGGTCTTCACCTTGCATTATAAGTTTGCTTATTTCTGCAATTGCTGCACTTATGTCCGGTTGAGCTTGTTGTGTTTGAGGTTGTTGCATCATTTCGAAACTTTCACCACCTTCTTGCTTTCTAATCTTTCTTTCTTGCTCAAGCATTTCCTTTGTTGGTTTTTTACCTGAACCAGCGTTTGCTCTAATGTTGTCCCATAAGCCACGCTTAGAGTAAGAACCATCAGCACGTTTTATCATTTCTCCACCTTTGCGCATGAAGTTCATTGCTTCAGGATGTTCTGCAAAAAATACATCTTCTGAAGGATATTTTTGGTAAAACTCTTTCTCAGAATTCACACCAGCTATTTTTAAAAATTGACTTTTCATTTTCTTTATTGTTATTTGTATTTATCTAACCATCCAGTTTGACCACCTTTTTCTTTTGTCTTTAATGCAGCACCTGCACCTATTCCTACTCCTATAGGAGCTAGAGTTTTCATTGAACCATATACAGTTCTAGGATTAGCATAAAAACCAACACCTCTACCTGACTTTATAAAGTTTTCCCAAGCTCCTCTTGAATAGTCTGTTTGTGAATTAAATCCTGGTTTTACTCTACCTAAGTCTAAAGCTTTAAGATACTCATTGATTGATTCATACGCACCTGTTCCTTTTCTTGCCACACGGTCTGAAAATACACCTGCTGTTGTATTACTCATTTCTATACCAGGTATGCTTCTTAAGTATTCTGTGTTAGCAAGGTCTTCAACATTTCCTTTCCATTTGCCAGGATTTAGTCTTACACCCCAATTACTTTCTCCACTATTTATTTTTACTCCTTTTCTTTTATCTATCAAGTCAGAAATCCATTTTTTTGCTTCCTCTTTTGATGTAAATCCAGGAGAACCTGACATATTAGAAAAATAAAATTTATCATCACTTGTTTTTTTATATAAAAAATCAGGTTCATCTATTTTATTAAGTGCATCTAAATAATGTTTTGGTACAGGATTGTTTGCGTTAGCTATAGTTTGTTCTGGTGTATAAAATGTTAAGCTGCCATTAGGGTTTAAACCTTTCACTCTATACTCTACTCCTGATTTATTTCTTCTTTTTATAATATCGTTCAGCAAATCTAAATTACTGTTAAAAGCATCAACATATTCTTGTTCTGTCAAAACAGTTTGGTCTTTAAGTACATTCCTTCCTGTACTTCTATCAAACGTCATTTGTTCAACAAATGGATCAGCTCTATATTCTGCAAGTTGACCATCAGGTTTAAGAACAGTATTTTCAAATTCAGTTTCTGACATTTTAGATATGGCATCTTTATCTTTACCTGTAACTTTCTGCAATGTTTCTTCTTTGGTTAACCCAGACTTGTTTACACTTTTTGGTTTATAATTGTTACGTGCTCTGCTGTGAAGAAGATTATTTAATCTGTTCCATTCATCAGTACCTGGAGCATGTCCATTAATAGGTCTTCTTATATCAATACCTCCAAGCATGGTAGGCATTACAGGTTGCGGTTGTTGAGTATATATATCACGTGTTGTACCATCAGGCATAAACTGTATTTCTGATGGTGGTGGTGGCAATTGGTTACGTCTACTATTTAGCAAATGTTGTTTAACCTCATTACTTTCTCTTGTTAAATGAGGGTAATTAATAGGTCTTAAACCATTTGCCATTTTATGCCAGTCATCTGCTAAAAGATGAGGCTTATACCTTGGTGATGCACGCTCTTGCATAAATTGAGAAGATAAACTTTGTAAATTTTCATCAAAATAGTCTGAAGGTTGTCCAGTTCCATATTGATATAAAATTTTACGTTCATCAGCTGACAATCTTCTTTGATTATTATGGAAAGCATATCTAATTTCTTCTAGTACACCTTTATCTAAAACATTATCAATAGGTTCAATTTTTGAGCTTACTCTAGACAAAGGATTTCTCATTCCTGCTAAAGGGTTAATTAAGTTATTTGCAAATTGTCCTGTGTTTTGTGCTCCAATACCAGCCGTCATTCCTACAAACGCAGGTGTTACAATATCAGTAGCTAATTTCCAAGGATCTATTGGTCCTTCACCTGTAAAGTTGTCTCCTATGCTAGCTGCCAAATTACCTATCATCTGTGCAGGGTTTAGATACTCATCAAAAAAACTGTCAGTTTGATTTGGAAATAGTCTAAACTCATTTCTAAGATTTTCATTAGTTGCTCTAGTAATGGCAAAAGGATTGTTTTTTACATCTTCAATAGATTGTTTTTTTGCAGACTCTCTAGCACGCAGTTCATTTTGTTGTTGTAATTTAACTTTTTCTATGCCCCATTTATCTTTTGGTATTTTGTTATCTAAAAAGTATTTGATTTCATCTTCAGAATAAGATTCTATTTGTTTTTTTGCTTCATTTACATAATTAGTTCTTGTATTATCACTCTGACTTACTTGTACAGGAGAACGTCTGTAAAACTTGTTTGGTTCATTTTTGATAAAATTTTGTACTTTCTGTTGAAATTCTAAACTTGGTCTAGGATACATTTGTGGTCCTCCCTCTTGATATTGTTCTAACCATCCAATTTCACCTCCATCACGTTTTTCATTATTTACTGAACCTGCCACAGCTCCTGCTGCAGGTATCGCAGGTAACATACTAAATGCTTTAATTTCACCTTTTCCTTTTTTAAATTTTTCAGGAATGTCAAACTCATACCAAGTATTGCCTTTACTATCTGTTACTATTGTAGGTTCTTTACCAAAAAGTTTTTTTATAGTCTTAGGTTGTTCCTCATATTTTTTAAGGATGGTAGTATGAGCTGGGTCATACACTTTTCCTAACTTACCAGCTTTATAATCATTGTATATTTTTTTAATTGTATTTATTTCTTCACTGTTTAATTCATAATCACCTATTTCTTTCTTTATTTCTTCGTCCTTTAGTGTAAAAAATTCTTCAAATGTAGATGATTCATCAAGTTGTTTTTTTGTTATAGGGCCTAGTGTTGATTCTTGAATAGGATTGTACCCTTGAACTTTAGCAGCAGTTTCACTTGTAGGCACTCTCATTTTATTTACATCACCTCTTTTACCTGCATAGTCTACAAGTTCTTGCAAGTATCTTTCTTGATGATTTTTATCAAGTAGTTGTTTTTGAGTAAAGTTTTCAATATCCGCTTTTTTAAATATGTTAGCGTTTTCTTGTGCTTTTACTATATCTTCAAATTGTCTTATTTGATAATCTTGAACTGGTAATCCTGCTTCATCAACACCTTCTGTTTTCATTTTATTAAGAATAGATTTATTACGTTCTTGTAATTCTTCCATTCTTGCTAAAGAGTTTTGTTGTTTTTCTAAAGCTGTTAAGTTTTTAGAATCTTTAGGCATTATTCTATGTGTACCTTGAAAAGCATCAGATTGTATTTGTGTTACTGTTAATACATCAGGAGTTTCAGCATCTCTTAAAAAATGAGCGTGACCTAGTGTTTCTTCAGGATTACCATGAGCATCAGAACCTCTACCAAATTTATTTTTGTTTCCTAATATAAGAGTTTGGTTTTCAATAGGACTATTAAGTTTTAAAAATTCTTCAGCTTCTTTTCTTGTTTTGAATTTTGTAGGATTACCATAAACATTAAAAGTACCTCCAATATTTTCTTCTACTGTACCATAATTATACCCAAGTCTGTCTATTCCATAATCACTTTTTCTTGTAGAGAACTGTTTTTCTAAAGGAATAAGTTGGTCTTGTACAGTTTTTCTAAAATCATTATAATCCATCTTTTGTGGAATATTATCCCCTAATCCTTGTCTTATCAAAGCAACTTTATCAGCACCTCCTGATTCTTTTCCTATAATTGCAAGAGCTTGTTCTGTATTTATCAGTCCAGTTTTAGGTTCTATTATTTTAGAAATAGCTTCTCCTTCCATTGTAGATTTTAAATGTAATCCTGGAAGTTCTTGCATTTGCCATGGTTTTGGAGTAGCTGGTTGAATAACATTATCTACTGAAGAAGTTATATTGACAGAACGTTTTAAAGGGTTGCCTATTCCTGCTAAAGGATTTATCAAATTATTAACAAACTGTCCAGTATTTTGTGCACCTATTCCTGCTGTCATTCCTACAAAAGCAGGTGTTACAATATCTGTGGCCAGTTTCCAAGGATCAAAAGGTTGCTCACCTGTAAAATTTTCTCCTAAACTTGCAGCAAAATTACCTATGTGATTAGGGACATTTAAATACTCATCAAAGAAACTGTTAGGGTCATTTGGAAACAACCTAAATTCATTTCTTAGTTGTTCGTTGGTTGCTTTTGTGCTTTTGAAAAAATTGTTTTCTACATCTACTTGAGCTTGTTTTCTTACTTCCTCTCTTCTTTTTAGAACAGCATCATTTTGCATTTTAGTTTTTGCAGAAAACCATTGGTCTCTAGGTATATTGTTTTGTGCAAAGTATGCTCTTTCTTGTGGCGTGTATGATTCTAAATCTCTTTTTGCATTCTCTACAGCATTTGTTCTTGTGTTGTCTGATTGACTTACAGTTATAGGTTCGCGTCTTACAAAGGTATTAGGTGTTTTGTTAACAAAGTTCTGTACTTGTTGTTGAAATTGCAAGCTAGGCCCCGGGTACATTTGGGGTCCACCATCTTGATAGTTATCCAACCATCCTGTTTGTCCTCCTTCTTGCATTTTTAAACCTCTACTTCTGTATTCAAATTCATTGAGAATTTCAGTTTCACCATTATCATATTTTACTCTGTATATTCTACCTCCTGCTGTACCACTTCCTATTTGTTTACCTGATGTAGTTTTAGTTCCTGCTTTAACTTCTTCTGGTGCAACACTAACTACTTTTCTTTCTACTTTAGGTGTAGGTGTAAGTTCTGCTTTTGTGACTACGAGTGTTTCTGTTGGTGTAGCATTATTTGCAAGTTTTTGTTTTTTATATATTACAGGTTGAACAGGTTTTTTGTAAACATCAAGTGTTTCAAGTGGTATGTGTGTATCTACATATTCTTTCTTAGAATCAGTTTTAAAAACTGGTTTTTCTCCTTTTTTATACCAGCCTGTTGATTTAGATGATGTACTAATAACATCACCTTTGAATGTTTTATCTTCTCCAAAATATTTTGTTTTTATAGGTTTTATGTTATCTGATAAAACATGACTCAATTCATATTTGCCAGTACTGAAATTTTTTGTGTAATGTGAAGATGTTTTTGTATTTGGATTCCAAATACTATAATCATCCCATTGAGGTTTTCCATTATATAAATAACCAGGACTTTTTATTGTACCATCAGGTAATTCAATGTTATATTTACCTGTTTCATCACTAGAGTACTTGTCTAATTCTATTTGATTATTTTTTAAATATTGAGGTGTGTTATGTATTTCAGATTTTTTACCACTATAAATGTAATCATCAAAGTTTTTAACTTTTCCTTCATTTTTATCTTTTTTATATGCAACTTGGTCAAATTCATAATTTAACAAGTTATTATCTTTTTCTTGTAACTGTTTGTATTGTTGTTCAGTTACTTCTGGTAAATTGGGAAAGGATCTTGATAAATTTTTAGAGTAGTTGTACAAATTTAAACTGTCACCATAATTTTGTATCCTAGGATCATTAGGGTTAGATGTAAAAATAGGACGTCTTGTTCCTCCTGCTTGATATTTTCTATATCCTTCTGGTACTTTATCTTCTTTACCAAATGTAAAAACTTTTCCTTCTGGAGAAACATAAGGAGTATAACCTGACTGTATGTCTCTTTCTATTGCTGTTTTAAAAGTAGGGTGATTTGGTGATTTTAATATTTCACCTGTTTTAGGGTTTCTTGAAAAAGCGTGATAATATCCATCTTCTTCAGTTGGTTGAGAATAATCAAAATTTGCAGGTTTGCCCAAAGCTTCCCAATAACCTTTCATGTTATAAGTACTAGGATTTGTGTTTTTGAGATTGTCTGGTAATGTTTCTCTAAACTTATTGAAATTATAATCTTCAAATAAACCTTGATTGTTTTGATTTCTTACAAAATCAAATGTATTACCTCCTAATTGAGCCATTGGTGTTTCAACTACGTAGTCTCCAGGGAAAGTGTACTCTTCACCTGGCATCATTATCATCTCATTACCTAAGTTATCAACTCCTTTCACAGGAAAGTCTACATCCTGCATAGTTATATTACCAGAAGGAATTACGTTAAAGGGCCTGTTTTTGTCAGGGCTATTACGCTTGTATCCTTCTGTGGATATAAATTTCATCAGTATTTCTCTATTGGTCTTCATTATCTGGAACTGTTCAATTGTTTTGTGTTAGAAAGTTTAAGTATGAACTTCTTATCTTCGCTTAGGTTTTTACGCAATATGATACTGTTACCATAGTGTCTGAACTTCTTGCGTTCAAGTGTTGATTTAAAGTAGTCTATGTAATTTGGGTTAATGTCTTTTTGGTATCCTGCACATATTGTATTAAACATAGGATTACGTGTAGTGTTGAATTCACTACGGTCTCTTGTAATGTCCCAAAACTGGTTGAAGCGAAACTTGTTCTCTTCTTTGCTGTATAAGATATCAATACCATTTGCAGAAAGTTGAGGATAATTTACTAAGTCTAAAGGAGCATTCTTACCCTTTAACCTAAGTCTGAGAAGACCTGATATTTGTTCTGAGTTGTACAACACTGCTCTATCAAAATTCTCATCTAATATATGATGAAAATCCTTACCATCATTGAAAAACTTATAAACATCAAGAGTGTATTCTATACTTCTTAATGTAGTAATGTTGTTTGGAGTTACTACTGGAAACTCTACTTCCCATGGATAATCAACACCATAGTAGTTACAAAAGTCATCCCAACGGTCATTGTGTCTCCATAGTGAATTACCATTTATGGTAAAAAAGTGTTTGTATGATGGCATCACAAGTGTAGGTTTCCAATCATGGAAACTTATCCATTGTTTATTTTTAGGGTCATAACTAATAGTCCAGTTACAAGGTGTAAAACAAGCAGGGTCATTGAATTCACATGGGCACTTTACTGTTGTTACTGGTACTACAACAATAGTAACAGAACAACTAAAACTAAGACCGTTTGAACCATTTGATATTAAAGTATAAGTTGTTGTTACTGTTGGAGACACAACCCTTGTTCCTGTTGAAGCCACTGCTCCAATTCCAGTAATGGTTGTGTTGATAGAATCACCTGCATCCCATGAAAGTGTTGTACTTTGACCTACTGTAATTCTAAGAATTGATGCAGATATTAAGCAGTTTAACTGTGGTGGTGGGCAAGGAACGTTTATTATTTCATCTTGTATTATAAAACCAATTTCACCTGTAGTTGAAGTATTTGAAACTCCTCCGCTTATAGATGCGTAAATATTATGTAATGTTGCTATAGTTGCTGCAGATGGACCAGTAACACCAACACCTGTAGCAATAGGATATATTTTTATACCTAGTGAAGCAGCTTCATTTGCAATGTCAGTAACTGCAACGTTATCAACACCTGTTGTATATGTATCATCACCACCAGAAGGTAAAGCATCTGTTATCATGATGATCATCTTTACAGCATTTGGTCTAAAAGCTCCAAGTGCTCCATCAAACACATTTAAAATACCAATGTCAGTAGGTTCAGGATCATTTCCACCACAACAAACTGTCAAAGTGTTTAATGTACTTTGAAATGCTGTAATGTTGTTTAATGAAAACATTACTCTTGGAAAGTTAGCTTCAGGACCACCAGGTAATTCATTAACTGTTAGTAATCCCAATTGATAGTTATTGTTAGACTTTAAAGCAATATCTGCAGCAATAGCAGACATGCTACTTTGCAAGTTTGTTAAAACGGAACCCATAGTACCTGTAACATCAAGCACAAAAGCTATGTCTATAGGAGCTACACAATACTCTGGTTCATTCAATGGAGTAAAATTCATCACAGAACCAACCATACCATCAGGATATGTCATAGTAGCTGTACCTGCTGTAATTTGTGCCAATGTACCTGTAACATAAGCAATAATTTCGCCACAGGGATATACTGTTGTTACAGTTATTCTATATACATCTGATGTATTAAGAGAATGTGTTCCACCAGAATAAGTTAATAACATTGGATAACTTCTACTTGTTACGTTACCTGCTACTACAACAGGTGATGGTGTTCCCAACGATGTAAAAACACCTGGTGTTAACTGCACAGCAAAAACAATTTGATATGATGTTGGCTGATCTTCACCTGATAATAATGACGGTGGTATCCATGACAATGTAATGCCACTTTCACTATATGCATTAGAACTTATTCTTCCTGTCGCACGTGCTACACAACTAGGGGGAAGTACTTCACCGCCAGTGTTACCACAAAGATAGTAAGGAATACCATTAGGTGCATCAAAGAACAAATCATCTCTTAAAGGTACATAGTCACGTTTTGTAAAGTAAACAAGTTCATATTGTGGATCATAAATAGCCTGCACTCCAATGCCAACAACAGGGTTGTCATACAATGGAAAATCAGGATATTGTTCCAACATTTTTGAAGGTAGGTTTTCATTAAACCAATGCTTCATACCATTACGTGATATTTCCTGTATACCTCCAGCATTCTGCATTATTTTACCTGATTGCTGTGATACAAAGAATAAACCAAAAGGTGTGTTTACTGCTGCTCTTGAGGATATACTACTTGCATAACCAATAGTATCATCTGCATTAACTAATGCTTGCATGTTACCTTGGAATAATCCACCATCTCCTATAGATACTTTTACACCTCCTTGCGTTTGTAATTGGTCAACGCCAACAAACATTAAAGGCTCAGCATTTTCAAACAAAATCATTGCGCCAGTAGCGTTTAGATTTTTAATTGTGTTTATTTTTCCTGAGAAGTCTTTGTAGTTAAGCGGTAAGAAATTTCTCCAATTATCTCTCTTGAGACCGTCTTGTTGCTGAAGTGAATATATTGCTCTGTCAGGGAAGTATTCAAAACAAGTTGAGTATAGTCTTGGGTCATAGTCCCTTGGAAGAATAGACCCCCAGGATGCAAAGTTGTTGAAGAGTTTTGAGCTGCTAAGTGATAAATCATATTTGTGGTAAATTGGTTTTGTAATTAGGTCTGACCTAAACATTGTTGGTAAGTCACTAAAGGAGTTTCCATAAACATCATAGAATTTCTCATAGTCATTTTCACCATAATCACGAAATGCCATGTTTAGTTCAGATTCTGTAAAAAAATCTCTTACACCATTGTGAAATAAATACACATAACTATTTTTAACAACCAGTGTTCCAGTAACAGAACTTGGTCTATCTAATCTATGTTGGTCACTTGGTGTTGTAAAATCAACAAGTGGACCTGAAGGAAAATTAGGTAAAATTGATACGTTAAAATCTTGCCCATCAAATCTTTCATAGTTTACCCAATAACGTGGAGCAGGACCATTAACATAGTTGCGATAGTCATACTCAGTATTTTCTGGCATGTCAAACATCCATGTATTAAAAAACATGTAAGGGTTCTTTTCTGTGTAACGATTAATGTAAACATCTCCTCCAAATAGTACACCTGTTGTATTTTTAACTAACAACTGTGGAACAGTATTGTAAACACATGAGTCAGTTGGAAGTTGAACAATTGATGATAGCTGGCCATATTGATTTTGAAAATCTACTTTTACTGCACCATAATATGCAACTGTATCATTTCTAACTTCATTTTTTGTTGGTTCTTCATAAGTAACACCACCATCTTTTATTCTGTGTTTAGTTTTGTCAACAGAACTTGAAGGGTTTGGTACTGTTCCTTGTAACTTTAGTGCAACATATTTATTACGATTAAGATTGTTGATACGGAATGTAGCATCAAGGTCATGAAGTCCTGAACCAATATATTTTGCACCTGAATCAGATACTGCTCTTCTTATAGATTGAGACAGACCTGATGGCACATTGCTGTTTGAAACGTTTGAATAATTAGAATAAAAACCATGTGAGTTATACTGTAACATGTACTGACGTGGTTTAGAAAAGTTTCTTATAACTTCTAATGCTTGGTCTAAACCTTGTCCCCAATAGTAAGCATAAGAAACACCTAAAGCTGCTATACCTGCTGCAGTACCTAAAGTACCAGCAGCAGCAAAACCTGATGAAAGTTGTAAAGCATTTGCACCTATTAAATCTGCTGTAATTGAACCTGTACCTGATTCTCTAGTTGCAGAACCAAAAGGGCTACCTGAAGCAGCAACCAATGGATATTGTCCACCTGTTACAGTAGTTTTACCAATTGATGCTACCGCTGCTATACCTGCACCAACCAAAGCAGCAACAGTAAATGCAAAATTAGTTATAATAATGTGTTTTGGATGTTTATGTGGAAATTCAAATTTGCCATTCACAACACCTCTTTCCTCTGTGTAAATTTTAATGTGGTTTGTTCCTAAATAAGGTTTGACAAAACTTGTTTCAACAGAGTGAAATGAAAAAATGTTATTCTTGTATTTGTTAAGTTTAGATGTTTCTTCTATGTTACCAGGACTCCCAGAACCTGAATCAAGAACACTAAAATCATCAGTTAAGAAATTGTCAGGTCTTAAGTCATTATAAGGATAGTTTTGTATAAGACCTTTTTTTGTTGTGTTGCCTGGCAAGTCATATTCCAACATGTTGTTAAACATGCCTTTTGCTACAATTGAACGGTTACCTTCACGGGAGCCTCTTAGTATTTCATATCCAACAACATCTACAATAGGCAGGCCATTTTCATCAATAGGATGTTCAATGTTTGAAAACTCAACACCTAACAATACTATTTTGTCACCACCTTGATTGTGTATGTGTGTTGTTTCATTTGATGGCATTTTGTGATGACGTATTGGTTTACCACATAGTACTCCCCAAACTGATTCTCTGTCATCAGGGTAACGTTCTGTTGATTGCCAAAAGGCCATGTCACCTTTTGCAATTATAACACCTCCATCAGGAAGTGTACCTGTAGCATTAAACTTTGTTGCTGTATCATAAACCTGCCACACTTGTGTTTCATTTGGATATAATACATCTGGTGTTGCTACTGCTTGAAGATCTGTAGGATTTGCAATTCTACCGGGTATGTGGAATGATGCAGAACGTGCTCCTGTTTTATACACCCATCTTATAAAGAATGAATATACTTCATCTCTCATGTAACCTGTTTTGTTTCCACTACCCCAGTAATAATCTACTGGATATTCAACTGCAACCCATTGTGATTTTATTTTGTTTGCTAATTCTTGATAATTAAAGTAAGGTTGAGTTGTTACACCTGTTCTTATCAAATAACCATTAACATCAAATAACTTTTCACTCTTTTCATAAACAACAGAGCGTAATGGAATTTGTGTTATGTCAACAGTGATCAAAGACTGTTGAAATAAATCAACTGTTACTGTTTTTTGACGAATTGAATAGTAGCCAATTTTCTTAGCGATAGTTTGCTGATTTACAGTTGCAATAATAACTAACTCATATTCTTCAAAGTTTTGGTCTAATCTGTCAACTGTTACTTCAAGTGAACCACCTATACCAGTATGGTCCCAAAGAGGTTGTGGCACGCTAGGAATACTATAGTCTGTTAAACGTACACCATTTTCAGAGTACGCTACAACCGCCATGTAACTACCATTGTTTAATTGGCCAGCACCTTGTGATTTTATAACGCTTACGCAAGGTTGGTCTACCAAAGGATGAAGTCTTAAAGCATCGCAATCAAGGTCAGTAGAATATTCTGGTTCATAGCAATCAGGATCTGGATTAGTATCTCCTATTACTTTGTAAGGTACTCTGTTCAAGTTTAGTACACGATCAGGATTTAGATTGTCTGCAAAATATGCAGAGTCTGTACAGTCATAGTTTCCTTTAACTACAGCTGTAATCAAATGTGTTCTTTTAAAACCTAAGCATGGGTCATTAACTGTTAAAGTATAAGTGCAATCACTTTCATCAAAAATTCCAATTTCAGAATCAGTGTCATTTGTAGAAAATATAACCCATCTTGTTTGTGAGATGTTTGCAAAACCAATGATTGTGTAAGGAGCACTGGCACATAATCTGTTTGAAGGTTCATTTCCTATAGAACCTGACTCACCATGATGAGAATTGTTAATTGCATTTATAGCATTAGTCCAAAGACCTTCTGACATGTAAATTTCAGTATTGTCTTTAACCATACCTTTATTAAAGGTATTGGTTTTTACAGAACTAGTATTTGTAAAGTTCTCACTCATAGTATCTTATATTTTAAATTCTTTTTTCTCAAGAACTTTGTAAATGTTCTCTGTTAAAAAACCTATCAACCAAGCAGTAGATTCTTCATCTACTATGTTTACATCAGTGGTAATTTTTACACCAAGATGGTAAATTTCATGCGCAATCAAGTTGTGAGAAAGTCTATCTTCAACTAAAACAATGTAGTATTCTAAACCCTTTGTTGTATAGATATCAAAAACACATCCATCTGCTCCAATTACATCAATAGTTCCTTTTACCTTTTTGTCAAGATAAATCTGCATGTCTTCCATATCTTTTACAACACAAAGCATTGCATTTGTGTTGTAGATAGGAACATTAATTTTACATTTATAAAACTTGTCTGCCATCTATTTAACCTTTAAACATTGAATAGTAATTGTGATATTGTGCTTTGCGGTTCATCTCCCAAACTTCTTTCAGTTCTCTAAAGTCTGGAGTATTCACAAATGATAATGCGTTGTTACGTGCAGATCTAAGTCTTTGTTCTACAAGTTGTAAGTAGTTTGCTACATTTTCACCACTCATAAAAAGGTTCTCATAAATACGTTGCTTTAGCGCATACTCATAATACTCATTGACAAGTGGATGATCCATAACTAATAAGTTACCTTCATCATCTTCCATCAAAGATTGGTAGTTTATATAAACAACCCCTTCATCAAAATTTGTAACAAGAAAACCATTTTTAATTACTGCAGCATGATAGTCTTTACTGTTTAAGTTAAAACAATCTGCAGAAACTGATTTGCTTTTGTCAATACGCATAGGTATAAGTGATGTATATTCATGACGTTTGCCATGAACATTATAATGAACCATTGTCGTACCTGCAGGTGTTGCAGTTATTTCTGCACTTTCACCTGTGTAAGCTCTTATAGCTCCCATAACAACAACTCTAACATCTGTAATAGTGACATTTGCTGGTGAATTTATTGTTATAGCATTTTCAGAAACTATTCCTAAAATGTATGAAAGAATTTGTCCATCAGTTGCTAATGCTTGCACCATGATATCAGTAGATCCAAGATTGTGAGTTATGGTATTTACTCCGGGAACAATATCAAGCGTAACATTATATTGTCTTACTGAACTACCTGTACCTAATTGATTTAGCTTTTGTGCTAATAAAGCTCCTTCAAGTAATCCTTGAGTATATGTTTTCATATCCTCTTGTCTTTGGTAGTGAGCTTTATGACCTTCACATAAAAGTGCAAAGTTAAGAACATAAAAATCTATAGGTAGTCTACCTTTACCTTTATGAATCTCAATAGCTTTAGAACGTGATGGATTTACTTTCAACCCTAGTTCATAGTTAGCCTTAATTGCCACTTTAATTAGCTGTTGAGGCTCTATCATTCCTTCAAGGTCAAAGTGCCTCAAATCAATTTTGATACTGTCTATCAGCTCATCAAAGTTTCTATATTGTACTTCAGTCAACATTGTTTATCTTGTTTTAATTTTATCTAACAACATGTTTATTGTCATGTTGAATATCTTGTGGTATTTGTAATAAAACACCTAAATCTCTCATCACCAATTGCTCAATTTCTGTAAACAAGTACTCAGGTATGTTTATTGTTTTGTCTTGTATGTATTCACAGTTATCAGCAGGGTCACAGTTGTATTGTGAAATATCACCTTCAAAAACTCCTTCTAAACGAATAGCATCCCACTCCAAGTTTGGAAAGTAAAGATAACCATTCAAATACCAGTAATACTTTTTCTTGTTGTACTTAAAAGTTTTTTGGCGACTCATCTGCTCAAAAGTAGTTGGAAATGTAGGTGTCAATTCTTCTGACAAATCTAATGAAGTCACAGCTCTAATCAAAGGGCCCCAGTATCCATCTATCATCTGAGGAAGTTTTTCTTTTGTGCGTTTAAAAGTACATCCTGTAGAAATACAACGACACTCTGCTTGAGCTCTGTCAACATCTATAAGTTCTACAAAGTCAAGTGTTTGAAACACAGAGTTAAATTTCATAATACGATGCAGGTTGTCCTGTCTACGCATTAATAGTTTTGCGTGCTTCATTATTACAGAATACAAAAACCTATCTGTCAAAAAAGCATCTTGCTTTACAGACTTAATTAAGTTTCTTATTCTTGATGTAGCTTCTAATATTGTTATCATCTCAGTTAAAGTTCAAATTCGTTATATGTCTCAATTAGCTCCTTAGCTGCTTCTTCAGTTCTCATCTTGTTCATCATGCTTCTGTAGAATCCAGACATTTTCATTGTAGGGTCAACTTGCACATATTGTTTCCATTTCTTAGGGTAAGTTTTACCTACCATTCTTTTGAAATCTCTTGTAGGTACAAATCCCCAAAGCTCGTTGTTTTTAAAACGATACTTTGTCCCAAATGTAGTGTAAAATATCTTTGCAAGATGTTGGTCACTTTCCCAATTACGGTGCTGTATTACCTTCATGTATTGCAGAGTGCTTTTAAAATCTACATTCTTTTTCTTTGGTGGACATGTTCCAATAAAAATATGCCCTATCTGTTCTGGTATTTCAACACCATCACGTTTGTCTACAGCATTCTGCCAAAGTTCTCCATTAAAAGTACTGATTATCGTTTTGATTTCAGCAGCTGTGAGTTCTTTTGTAGAAGGTATTTGCTCTTTTATTAACTTGACAAATTCATTGTTAAGCGTTCCTTCAGCAATTCTTCTGAAACGTGGTGCGTGTAGATCTAGTTTTTTTGCATTTTTCATTGTTGGCCTACTATAAGAATTTACTAAAAATTTTGGACATTATAAAGAACTACTTGTATTAATTGATGTTATAGATGAATTCTGACACTAAACCCATGTCTTTATCATGAATATGAAGTATAGCTGAACGCTTGTTGCCTACATATTTATGATGATAGTGATAGTAATCTGAATTTGTAAGTGCTGGAAGAATTCTAGTTACAAATCCATGCTCTTCATTTTCAGTTACAACGTTTGTGGTTTTACGACCATGGTAATGTCCAGTATAAAGCATTCTGTGTTTTGTTGTTCCCCATTCATTTGGAAACTCAATAGCATAAACAACAGGGTTGTTTTTTGTACTAACATCTCCATGCTCAAAGCATAACATGTTTTTACCATAAAGTAAAACTTTACGTTCTGAGTATTTGACATTAAACTCTATGTTTGTCCATTCTCTAAATGCTTGAGAAAGAGCATGTAACAAGTGAAACGAGCTAAGTCTGTCATGATTACCTGGGATAAACACAACTTCTAGTTTCTCACAAAACTGTCTAATGGTTCCTATAGCTTCAAGCAATGCTTCAAAAGCTTTCATATAAGCAACAGTAGCTACCTCAGAGTTTTCTACCGGTGTTCCTTTTGTTGTTGTTCCATCAAAAGTATCCATGTTCAAAGTATCTGGTCCAACTACAAGAACTATCTTTTCCATAAAGTAATTCTTGTGAGCTTTTCCAATCAAGTAACTGATAGAGTCATTTAGTATTTTACCCATATCTTCATTACCTGGTTTACCAAAATGCAAATCTTGTAATGACATAACACCACAAACTTTTTCTGTTGCTGTTGCATTTAACCAATGTTTAGCAGGATCCAATGGTTCAATTTTAGGTATTTTGTATTCTTCAAGCAGTTCTAAAAAACTATGTTGTGTTTTTTCTTCAGATGATATTCTAGTTACTAATGCTGAAACAATCCATCTACTACCTTTTTCTTTATTCCAGAACTGTGATAGTTTCCACTTTGTTGTGTCTATCTTTAAAACTCTTATAATTTCTTCTGGACTACGTGGCTCACTAGATGTAATGCCTGTAATTTTTGATGTGCCTGCTTCAAGATTTTCATGTATTTCTACTACACTTGACTCTTCTTCTTTGTTGTGCAGTCTGTCTAGTTCTTGTTCCAATTCGAACATGACCTCCTCTTCTGACGCTAAAGTTTTCTTTCCTGAAACGTTTGCTTCAACAAGCTTTAAAATTACATGGTCTACTTTGTCACCAACTTGTTCAATTACATTTACAATTTCTGTTTTAATTTTATGATAGTAAGAAACTGTGATGCCTAGTCTTTGGGCTTCTGCCTCAGCTGACTTTTTGCGTTTTAAGCCTTGATACACTGCTGAAATTATATTCATTTGTTTATTATGTGTTTTGTAAACATGTAAGTGAACTTTGCAAAGTTAGTTGTTATTATACTACTTTACAAAATAATGGTTTAAAAAGAACACCCCCAGCTTTCACCAGGGGCATCTCTTATCTTCCTGGAAAACCAATAAACCAGGTTAATAGTCTTTTTATGTGCTGATTAAAGTTTATCAAACGCACGCAGGAGTAGTTACTGTTGCAGTTGCCCAACCAGTGAAAGCATCAACACATCTACGTCTTGCTCTTACTTGATATGTAGCAGTTTGTGTACCGTTTAAAGGTATAGTAATATTTGTAAAGTCATTCAATACAACACCTGTTGTCACAATGTTTGTTGCAGATGTCCATACAGTTGCAGTAGGAGTTTTAAATTGTACTTCAATAATTGTTCCTACAGTAAGGTGATCAGAGGAAACTTTAATGATAAAAGTTGTATTTCCTACACCGCATGTAGTTGAAGTTGTAATTACAGGTACTGGACATAAACCACAAACATTTGCAATTAATTTTTGCAAAACAGAATTTATGTTTTCATTAACAGCTATGTCTAAGCATGGAATAGCAGGTCCTGTATATTTTACACACTGGCCTGACATCATTTCAGCACATGGTTCACCAATACACGCTGGTGGTGCAGGTACTACTACCTCTGGACATTCAGGGTTACATGGTTCACAGTTTTGACTTGGATACATTATATTTTATTTTTTTTTTAAGTTTAACAGATTGTTACTGATGGTGCAAATGCCGCTGATGAAGTACTTACAGAAACACCACAAGTATATGATTGATATTCTGGAGTACATGGAGGAGATGCACAAAGTTTTGGTTTTTGACCTAGATAATTATACGTTCCTGTGCTTTGTCCTGTAAGGATACTTATTGTAATATTTTGTTGTGCTGCTGTAACACAATCTCCAATAAATCCATATCTTAAAACTACATCTATTGTTGCACCTATATTTGTTACAGGAGTTCCTGTTGTAGGATCAACAAGTGTAATTGTGGTTAATCTTTCAACAGCAGGATAAACAACAGAACTACATGTTACTGTAGTAATTGCAGGACTAGATTTTGTAGTATCAGAAACAGTTATCAAATGTGTCACAGGACTAATACGAGTTTTACCAATTGCAGAAGCTTGTAAAGATTCTCCACAACTATATTGTGCAGTAACATAAACAATATAAGTTTTACCTGCAGTCCCTAAACTTGAAAATGTATGGTCAATTGATGGAAATGTTTTTGCTACAGTTGCAATAGCTGTACCAACAGTTGTTGTACCATTCCATTCAAAAACATTTATAGTGTATCCTGTAGGATTTTGTGTTAGCGATATAGGAGGAGCATTCCAAGTAACTTTACAACCGTTTGTTGTCAAATTTGTAATTTGTACGTTGTAAGGAGATACAATTGCACATGGTAATGCTCCTGCTGCAACAATTGATTGTAGAGCAGAACGCATATCACAAAGTGTAATCCACATGTTAACTATTGTCTGAGAAAGATTAGTTGGTGTACTAACCCATCCTGATAGTGCAGACATTATTGCTAATTGATTACTTATTTGTGGAGCACTATCAAGTCCTGCACATTCTCTTGCGATTGCAGTAGATAGTGCAGTGTTACTTCCCAATAAAGTTCTTAATTCACAAAATTTTTCTTCAAAGTTAAAAAATGCTGTTTGTATTGGCAGTGTTTGACCTGGAGTTGGTCCGCTAGCACATTGTGTTTGAATTGTTAATCCACTAGTTCCTCCACTTTCAATTGCGTCTACAGTATTTTCCAAAGTTGTCAATCTTGTGTTTAATGTAGAAATTGCTAAATTGACAGTGGTTATAGTTGATAGTATTGCACAGATTTTAGTTGCTAAATATTGGCTATAATCATTTGGTAAAAGTTGTGTAATTGTGTCACCACCTTGTGTATAATATAAACAGGTTGGTAAAGGAATAGGAGTTGGTGGAACAACTACTCCACCTGTGCCACCACTAGTAGGTGTTTCACAAACCTTGTCAATAATTTTCTGTATTGTTGCAAGAAGTGTAGTTGGTTCGCTTTGACCTGATAATACTAAACATTTAAAATCCAATGTTGTTACGTCAAGAACTCCTTCTGTAATTTCACATAAAACAGTTGCAAGATTATAAACAACCTTTTCAATGGAATCACCTCTACATAAGTCTATGCAAGGAATATCTGGACCATTCCAAATAACACAAGAAGATGACAAAGGTGTACATGCGTCGTTGTGGTTTGTTGTTGTGTTTGTACTTACAGGAATCATTATAATGTTTTTATGGTTTCTTCAATTTTTAAAATGCTACAACTACCAAGTACTTTGTTGCACTGTTTCAATTCTGTATTACGTTTTAAAAGTTCTCTCATGTCATTAAGGTACTCAGGTTCATATGTAGTTTTACATTTTTTTAGACCATATCTTTTTTTTCTGTAATTAGAAAAAACAGCATCTGCAAAAAGTTTGTTAATACGAACTGTAGGATTGTAATACATTACTGTTGTGTTTGATTATTCAAGTTTTCTTTTGCTTTAGCTATTTCTGCCTCATACTGGACAAGGCAGTTGTTACAAACTTGTTTTCCGTCTGAAGCGGTACGTTTTTGACATCCGCATGATAAATGGGTATTGCAATTTGGGCACATATTTTATTTGATTTATTATGTTAATGTGAATGAACCGTTCCACTAGGACATGAAACGCAACAACCTGTTAAATATTTTCTTAATAGTCTTTCTGCATAAGCAAGCATTTCAACTCCTTCAGATGGAGCATGACAGTATTCTGCTTTTGCTTTTGCAGCATCTATATACATTTTGATATAGCGTAAGTCATGAAGTTTTTGATGTTGTTCTGCATCTGGTTCACAAGCTTCAAGTTGTACTTTGCAAATTTCTTGATAGTAAGTATTCATCAAAGTTGTAGTTCTCAAATGGTAATACTCAACAAATACTTCTGTGTTTGGCGAAACACTATAACGTATAGTGTAAAGACCATCTGGTAAAATTACAGGTACTTCAGCTTGTGGATGTTGCAATTGTAAATCTGATGCAGTAATATTTTTAATAAATCCTTCTGTCAAATCTGTATAGTATACAGGTATTGTAAAACCTGGTAGAAAAATGTCTAAACGTTGACAGTCTATTTCTAGACCTTCACCGTACAAAGATGCATCCCATATTCTCAAAATGGTATCACATGCTGTATCAGGAATATCCAGCGCAAGTCTATGTTTTATTGTTCCCATAATTTTAACCTTTACAATATAATTTACAATATTTTTACTACAAAAACAAAAAAGGAGGAAAGAGTTTTTTGCTCAATCCTCCTTTGATGTATATAAGAGATTTTAGATTAAAGTTGAACTGTCAATTGAACGTGGTTACCAGAGCTGGTCAACAATGTGTTCAAATAAGTTTCAAAGTTGGTATTTCTACTGTTAACAACAATTTTTACCAAGTATTGATCTGAATCCATTGTTGAAGACGGATTGCTTTTACGTGGAACACTGTGTAATATGTGGTATACAAAGTATGAACTTGTACGAGTTAACTCAGTAAGAGTTGTATCTTTTAATACCTCACGCATGCGTGGATCTTGTTGCCAAGGCTCTTGAGCATATCTTTTAGATAAGATTAACTCTCTAACTAAAGTTTCACCAAATCCTTTACCTTGGTAAGTGCTTTGAACTTCAGTTGCACCGAAGCAAGAACTAACACATGTTTCACCAGAATCATCTACTATAGACGCATAGATTTCAATTGGTTGGTATTCAACATGGTCCATTGGAGAGAATGAACAATCACCAAATGTAGTATCAGTGTATGCACCAGTTAATTCTAAGATTGGCTCAGTAGTATCAGGAGCAGTTGCACCAGTAAATGCTGTGTAAGAAGATGCAGTGCTGTGTGGAGCAAAGAATTTTACAGTTACAGAAGTTGTTGTAACAACACCAATTGCAGTAGTTGTTGGAACACCTAAAGTTTGAGCAGCTACTAAAGCTACAGTACCGGCACCAGTTGCAGGAGTGTGAGCTGCAGCAACGAATGCAATTACAGGACTTGTAGAACTGATTGTAGTAGAAGCTACTTCTTGTGGTTTATCAACCAAAAATGTACTACCTGTACCACCACCACCTGTAACCAATCTAACAATTTTAGTACCTGCAGCAACACCAGTACCAGAGATTACTTGACCAACAGAGAAAATCGTGTTAGTTGCAGTACCAATAGTTAATGTGTTACCTGTGATTGTACAACCAGTTGCAGAAGTTGCAGTTGTTGGAGTGAAGCTTACTCTGTTACCAGCTGTAATAAAATCTCTTGCAGAAACTGTCAATGAAGAAGCAGCAGTTGCAGTAGCAGTTACAGTTACAGCAGGGTTAACTTTAGCCCAAAGTCTAGCAGAAACAAACTCGTTTAAGTAAGGACTGTTGTTGATTTGATCTAACCATAAAGCTAGTACAGATGTTGGGTCAACATTGCTTTTGTTTGCATCGCAACATCCGCTGTATGCATCCAAAGTGTTGTACAAGTTGTGAGTTAAGAATCTCAACGCAGGAGAACCTTTAATGTCTAAACGCAATCTGTAAGTAGTGTCACAAGCAACTGATGTACAGTTAAGACCTGATGAAACTTGAACTACAGTTTGAATTGGTGCAGAAGGTTGTGTTACGTAGAATGCACTAACATACTTTGGATTGATTCCTTTTGTTTTTACAGTTTCTTTGTATCCACCGTGAAAAGGACCAATCTTGTCTGTAGCGTAAAAACTACCTTGTGCAACATAAACTAAAGGAGTAGCAGCATACGTTGGAGTAGTTGCTAAATTTTGAATTGTGTTGTTAGCAGCGCTAATAACACCGATTTGGCCAGCAGTCAAAGTAAGAGTGCTGCCTGGAGTTGAATTGAAACCTGTGGTTCCAACTAACATTTTCTGGAAAGCGTGTGGAAAATAAGCCATTTTTTAAAAGATTAGGGGTTAAAAATATAAGTTTAGTGTTTTGTGTTTATTAATAATTTAAGCATTCTTCTACAGAATAAAAAATTTATGTGTTAGTTTTTGTCAATTTTTTTTAGTTATTGTTTTGAGCGTTAGTTTTACCTCTTTGATATTGGTTAAATAGTTCCATGTCACCTGCAAGTATTGCAGCTGTTTCATCAACAATTAACTCAACAATGTCATCTTTGAATTCAGATTCTACATTCACTGTAGCAGTTCCGTCTGCAGGGTTAACACAACCCGCAAAACTTATTGTTCTTGGATTGCGATAGTATGTCAACTTAGGATTCTGAATTTCAAACTCATCATTGTGATAAATTCTAATGCGGTTACCTTGTAGTGTAAAGAAAGTTTCTCCCCACTCTGCGCTAGGTTTTCTGAAAAGATCTACTAAAAGATTATCTGTATCAGCAACTTCAGCTAGGTAACAAACTAAAAATCTGTTAGGACAACACTCTGTATTTGATTCTGCAGATAACTTTTTAAAATATAGATAATCATTTGGTAATAAAGCTGTTTGTAAAAACTTAGGTTGATTAGTACCAGTTATGTTTTGTTCTACAAGTAATATTTGCAAATCATCAATTAACATCTTTGTTGATTCATCTCCTTCTTTACGCAAGTTGTTACCATGAACTTGACGTCTCACCCATTCTAATTGTGCTTTGTTAAAAGCTTCTACAATCTGCCAACACTCAAGATTGTCATAATCTAGAGATGCAAGCTTGTTTAGACGCTCTTTAATTTTGATTTGTAGCAGATTATTATTCATAGTGTTTATATCTTATTGCATATAAAATGGCTGATATTGACCATTTTATATGCGTTAGGATGTAATTATTGATTCCAAAAAGTTTCTACATTCTTTGTGATGTCTGAAAGAACTTCTTCATTCAAAGGGTTCTTTAAGAATTCTACAACATCAGATGAATTTTTACCCATCATTGAGGTACTCTTCATGTGATATATAAAACCATCACCACGTGTTGCAATTATTTTGTAAAAATTAGCATCTTTAACTAAAGAGCGTAATTTTAAAGTTTCCATATCCAAAGCTGCAATTTCTAAGAAACGTTGTGCAGTTTTGCGTTTGTCTTTGTCAACTGTTTCACCATTTATGTACTTATCCATGTTGTCATACAAGATGTCAAGTGGAGTTGATTTTTTATATTGAGTGCTGTTTGCATCAATAACTTTACATACATAGAACAGTTTGTTTGAGTTCTTGTCAAAAAACTTCTGTAATTCAGCCAAAGCTTTGTTACGTAATTTTTTAACCTCAGTTCTTATTGAAGCAGTTTCTTCAAACTTATCTAAGTAAAACTTTGGTGGAACTGGTTGTACACGCGCTTCTTCCAATGATTTACATACTGTAGAAAATCCACCTGCCTCAATTGCTTTAAGTTTTATAAGGTCATAAGGGTCTTTGGATGGGTCTAAGAAAATAGGCTCATTGCCAAAACGCATTACAATTTTACCCCAGAAGTCATCATTGTCTGGTCTTAATAATCTAACCTTGTTCCAGAATTCTTTGTCATCAGGGTCAACAACGTTTGAAGCTAGTTCTTTTTCAAGTTGTGATACTGTAATACGTATCTGTTTTACAACTGCTTCTCTGTCATCTTCAGATAACATTTTAACTTCTGGTGCAAATTCATTTAGACCAGTTACATAACGTTTGATTCCATTGTACTCTAAACATGCTAATTGCTCCTCATGAACTACTCCTTCAAAAACTACCATCTGGTATTTTTCAAGGCCCATGTTTGCTGTTGCATTGTCTACATACGGTCGCACTGCTAAAGTGCTTGATTTTTTAAAAGCTTGGTGCTTCTCAATAATTGATACTTCCATTTGATTTTGTTGGTTTGGTTTGTTCTTGTTCTGTTTTAGCAACTCTTAGTTTAAAGCTCCTGAACCACGTCACGGTTGTTGCTTCTCAGGAGTACCTGGGTTTTATCCCAGGCATATTGCCAAAGTACTACTTTGACAGGGGAGGGGGTGGAGTTCTTTGATGCAATAACTAGGAGGTTTTTACACCCCCTAGTTTGCAAGGCCTTCAGTAGATCTTAGAATGATCCACCTGTGATAGGATTACGCATCACAATTTTTAGAACTTTAGTTGGGTCTTTAACCCAGATAGAAGGCATAGTTTGCGTCATCATTACACGATAACCGTTGAAGTTACCAGAAGATGCAAAGCCTTGTGTACGACCCATGTAGTCCATAGTTCCGTTTTGGTAGAACCATTTCAACTCACTGTCCCATTTCAATTTCAACAAGTAGATGTTGTCATTTGTGTTGTCAGTGATGTCAAATACAATGAAGTTGTAAGAAGATAATGGGAAACCATCAATGATTGGGTTTTCAATATCATTTGTGTGAACGTTGTCAAAAGCAGGGTTCAATACAAACTTAACGTTTGCTAAGAACGGAATAGTGTAGCTAGTGAATGCAAAACCAAAGTTTAAATCCATAGCGTTAGAACCACTAATTGCTCCTAAACCTGATTTACTCATGTCAGCAGTCAATGAAGTACCAGTACCAGCTGTACCAAACGCTTCTTTTTTAATACCTTCGTTAACCATTCTCATACCAGCCATACCAGTTTGAACAATTATTTGACGTTGAGGATCTGGACCTTTGAAGTCAACTTTACCATTGTAGAAGTTGAAGATCTCAGAACGGAATAATTCCAAACTAAATGAGCTTTTGTTGTAGATTCTTTTGAAAGAGTTATCTAACTGTGACCAAAGACCCACTGATAAACGTAAATCATCTGGACCATCTTGTTTAATACGTCCACCTTGTCCCCACATTAAGTAGGTTTCAATGTCGTTTGCAATTTTGGTCAAGTGAGCAGATTCCATTTTAGTTACAAATGAACGAGTCAATGTACCATTGTCATATGCTTTTTTGATGTAGTCTTTACCCATTTTAGCAACCATTGCATCAATGTTTGTTAAAGAAGGATCACTAGATATGTTAGCGTCAAATGATCTCCAGATTTCAGTTACCGGAACTGTACCATCTGCGTTCATTCCACCTTTCATCATTAACTCTGCTCTAGAAGAAACTGAGTAATGTACGTGAGCTTCAGCACCACCAACGAAGTTGTAGTACTCACGGAAACCAGCACTCAATTCACCAATGTCAGAAAATCTTTCTCCATATTCTCCACGGGCAGAACCTTTTCTGAAGAATTTAGTTCCAGGTTTTAAGTACTTTTTGTCAAGTGCTTTTAAGTTGTCATTGTTCACTAACTGAACAGTGTAAACGAAACCATCTCCAGAAGGAAGAATATCTTCAGCAGTGATGTATAACTCTGCTCCTTTGTATTTGTCATAAGTGATAATGTCTCCATGACCAAAAGAACGTTTGTTCAATTTGATTTTGAAAGTTGTACCATCTTGTCCAAGTACTAAAATTGCAGGTTCAACATCTTCCACAACGTAAGGAAGATCCTGTACGATTGGAGTTTGCCATTTGTATTCACCACGAGGGTTGTCTACAGAAATAGTGTTTTTACCACCAAAGGATGCCATTTGGTAAAGCGGCATTTCTACTTTTTGGGTCATTGCCCAAAGGTCAACCGGACCTAAATCCATAGGTTCAGTGCCTTTCATCATGTTGACTAAGTGGTAGCTGTCTACGTGTGAACTAACTTTGTAGCTAGTGTCGCGTAAGAAGAGACCATTGTTTAAAACAGGTGTGCTCATAGGTTAAATTGTTATTAAGTGATTATATGTGTTATTGTTGTTTGTTGTGTTAATTACGTTTGAAAATGTTTGCAGCAGGGCGAGGTATCTTTCTTGTTGTTTTTTGTTCCTCTTCTTCTTCATCTTTTACAGTTGATGCAATTTTTCTTGCCTCTTCTGTTTTTAATTTTCTCACTGTTTCTTGAGTTACTTCATTCTTGGCCTGTTTTCTGATAGACTCTTTATAGTCTTCTGGGTCAGATAACAACCAAAGTGTTTCAGCAATCAGGTCATATCTAGGTGTTTTGCTGAACTGATGGTCTTCTAACAATTTGCCCAATAAGTTTGTTGGACGTCCTGTCATGCTTTGATATTTTACAGATGTCAATTCTTCCCATAAGAATTTTTGACGTTTTGCATCTATCTTAATACCATTTATTTCTGCAGGTTTCAAAGTGTTGTAGATGTTGTCCATGTACTCTTCTTTTTTCTTTTGTTGTTCTGCACGAAATTGTTCTTGCTGTTCTAGCTTACCTTGAATGACTTCTTCTTGCATAGCGTCCAGTTTTGGTTTAAACTGTTGTGCTTTTTTTCCAAGTAAGCCTGATTCAATCCATTCTTGCACTTGGTCTTCTAATAAGTCAGCATCTCCATTACCAAAATTGGTAGCTTGCATGTACTGTCTTACAATATACTCGTGATGTTCTGGTACAGCAGGGTCTAGTTGACGTACTTCCTCAACTTGAGAAAGTGCTCTGAACAAACCTTTTATGTCTGTTCCACCTTTTGCTACATATTCTGCAGCGTACTGTAATTCTTGAGGTAATGATTCAAAGAACTCTTTTGGTGTTTGCTCTCTTAAAGCTTTTTCTTTTTCTTCTATGTTAGCAGATATTAAATCCTGCCAATCTTTTACAGAATACTCTTCAAGCGGTTTCTCATCTTCAAATGGTGCAAGTAAACCATCTTCAAATAGTTTTGAGAATGTTTCTACTAGACCACTTTTGTCTATCTTCTTACGACCACCTTTTTGTTTTTCAATGGTTTGGTCGTCTTCAGCTTCTAACTCAGCATCTAGGTCAGCTAATGCAGCTGCTGTTGTTGCAGAGTTTGGTTTAGCTTCACCTTTGTTTTCTGCTGAATTTTCATTTTCAGAATCAAGAAATGAAAGATCTACTTTATGTTCTTTTGCAAAGAACCCTGGTTTGTCATCTCCATCTGATGTAACAATGCTTTCTGCTCCTGGCATTGGTAAAAAATCATCTATGTTGTCAAGTGTTACATTAGACACAGATGTTTGTTGGTTTTCCGTACTCATAAGTTAATGTTGTTGGTTTGTTTTTTTGTTCTTGTTCATATATAATCTACAGAATAAACCTTGAAGATTTACATTCTGTAGATGTATATAATAAATTTATTAGCACTATATTGCTATAACGCTTTACTTCTTGTCATATTTATTTTTGTTTGTACGTGCTATCTGCAATTGTTTTTCAGCAATTCTCTCTTTTGACAATAATTCTTGACGTTGAAGCTCAAGTTTTTTCTGTTCTGTAATAGTACGATTTAACTCGCGGTCACGCGCAATAGCTTGGTCAGCCTCTTTCATGTTCTTTTTGTCAAGATACTCAAGAGTGTCTATGTAGTCGTTTTGCTTGTTCTCATCACGGTCGTTCATTGCTGCATAACCTGCTGAACGTATTTGAGCTATTTCAACTTGACTATCACGATCTAACTGTTTTTGTTCAGCTTCATATCTCAACTTAGCTTCCAAACGAGCAGACTCACCTTCTTGACGCATTTTTTCAGCTTCTTGCATTGCTTGCATTTCTTGCTGTTTAGCTTTGTTAGTTTTTTCTTCAATGCCTTTCATTGCATGTGTAATCTCTGCCATTGAATCACTTTTGATAATGTTACCTAAGTCATATATAGAAGCACCTGAAGTATTATTAGAAAGAGCTAACCCACGTATTTGTTCTATTACTTGACGCTGATTTACTTTTGTAGAAATAAAGATGTTCAAGTCACGAGCTAAAAGTTCAGTACCATTTATTTCAAAGTTTACTTTCTCATCCATTGATGTCATGTACTGTAAACGAAGAGAAGGTTTTGTTGAATTATAGTATTGAGCAAGGTCAGTTCTCATTTGATGAACGCGTGGCATAAGATACTCACTGTGTTGAATAAAGTAAACCTCTGTCTGAGAATAACTCATGTTTATTGCTTGTTCAATTCCTTGTGCTGTTTCTTGTGCATTCACAGCTCCCATACGTTGTGGAGATATACCAATTGTTTCAAAGCATTGACTTTTGAAATAATTAGACAGTTGTATTCTAGACATCAAACGATTAGTCTGCTCAAGATTTAAAACTTGATAGTGTTGAAAGTTTAATGCGTTTTCTGTATTTGTAATGGAAGTATCCAATGGCAACATTTGAAAATTCTTCATTGCCACAAAAGCATTTGCGTAATTGTTCTTACCCCAGTCTTCACCCATTGAATGTCTTGGTAAAGCATTTTGGTCAAGCATTATTACAGTTCCTAATTCATCAATAAGGATGTCAGCAATCTGATTGTTTACTAAGTTGTAACCAATTTGATATGGTTTCATCTTGTCAACAAGAGACATTGACTTGGTATTACGTTCTGTAAACACTGCACCTTCAACCGGCAACTTGCAACCATACAGTGTAAAGTCACCTTTAAACTGAAACTTTACAGGTTTTACATTTAGATAGAGTGGTTGGAATCCAAGTATATCATTATTACCAAAGAAAGCTGGTCTATTTGGGCCAATCTTTGTACCTCCCCAAACTTCATTGATCCATATCCAATCAATGTGTTCACCATAGACAAGTGTTTCGCGATTTTTATTTTTAAGTACTGTAGTATCATAAATAGGTTTTGTTGTAACTTTATAGTTCTCATCAACAATCATGTCAATAAGTTGACCTTGCTCATCAATCTTACTCAAGTGGCCAACCATACGTTGTGACTTCCAATAGCAATTTGTTACTCTCAAAAGAGAAACGTCATTAAAGTCTTGAACACTTTCAGATTGGTTAACAATCTGCATGATGATATCATCTCCTGTATTTACAAAAGTATCACGTGCTGTTAAAAATTGACGCATACCAAGAGAAGGCCCTTGCGTATTCCACTCATGTGAACGTGTTGCATCATAGAAAGAACCATCATTTTGTTGTCCCGGTATAATGTAACCTGCAGAATGTACAGGATAAATAGCTTCTAAAGATTCAAGTTGGTCAGCATCCATCATGTAACCATATTTATCTACTACGTCTGCAATAGTCATAAGGTCTACACGTCCGGCCCAGTTAGATTGTGAAATGTATTTTGCTTCTGGAGATTTGTGGTAAAAAGTAAGAACAGGGTTCCACAACTCTATCTCATAATCATCCTCATTCATTTTGAAATGCCAGAACTCACGGTCTGAAATAAGCATGTCTTTGAATGCCATGTTTTCCATTTCTTTCATGGTAAACCTTTCTTCGTCAACTTCATGCTGATGTGTTGCCCACTCTTCAACAAGAGAACGATAGTCTTTGCGGAAGAACTCTTCTATCTCAGGTAATGTTTTCAGATTTTCTGGTGACATCATTTGCTGAGCTTGAGCTGCTTGTTCTTCATCTTCAAGATTTAATCCCATAGCTTCTATGGTTTGTTGCATTTTTCTTTCTGCGTCTGTTACAAGAACTTCTTCTACCATTGCACGTTTTGCTTCTAACATTTCATTATATGAAATATCATCAACTGCACGGTAAGTAATTTTGTCATTGCGTTTTGCAAACTCACCAGTAAGAACATTTATAACATTAGGTATGATAGGAAAAAATTTTAGCTCAAAAGCACTTTCATCAGCTTTTGTTAAAATATCAATAAGTTCTGCAGCTTCATTGTTTTCTTCAACAATGTAATCTGTTTTGTCAATGATACCATTAGCAAGCTTGTAGTTCTTTAAAAGACGTTTTGCATTTCTTCTAATTTGTTTTAGACCTTGCATCTCTAACCAGTCCATACACCAAGCACCCCACGCATCATCTTTTTCCTTTCTACTTAGGAATTGGACAGGTTGAGTCAGTGTACCCATTCTGTTATTTTCAGCCTTAGCACCGTTTTTCAGCTGTAGTGCATTATATATCTTCATGTTGTTTTATTTTATGTCCTTACTTGTAATTTTTAAAAGGATTTCTAGTAGCTTTCAATCCAGTAATAGAGGATGAGTTTGTTCTTCCCATATTCTTAAAAGGGCTCATAGTTAATTTACCTATTTTTTTAGAGTTATCCAAATTACTATCTTCACGTTCTACACGTTTTGAGTAACCTCTGTTTGACTCTTGTACTTTTGCAAATGCGACTAGCGCACAGAATGCCACCAGTCTATCCACGTTTAATCCATCTCTGTATGCTGCCATTTCTTTTAGTAGCATTATATCTGGGATTCTTTCAATACCATATGTTGTTTTAACAATTTCACCATTAGGTTTTGTTTCAACATCTAAGTGTTCTTCTAAGAACTGTATTGCATAAGAAATTAAGTTTGTCTTAAAGATAGTTCCTACGTTTCTCCAACCATATTCTTGGAAGACATTGTTATTACTTTGTAATTCCTTTAAGAATAGAATTTGACTTTTAGGAACTAAGTATCTTTGCTTGCGTCTTGATATCATGTACTGTATGAACAAACTTATGTTATTCTCTACAATTGTCCATGCATTATAGTATTCAATCAACATTTCTAAACGTTGATGTGTTTTGTTCAAATCATCAAAACGACCACACCAACTAGCAACAAGTTTATCACGTTCAATGTGTTGTTCTATTGTACCATCCATTTTATGTTTGGTAATTTCTTGCATGGTCTTGTATATAAATATGGAACACAATGAATCTGAGGTAGTTGTCTTACCCTCAGACACTGGATCGACAGAACCATAGTACATTCCAAACTGAGGGTCTTTTACTGGCCTTTCATATATAACTACCACACCTTCTTTGTTTTCAGTTTTAGGTGATATAGGAAATTCCATGATAGGAAGCTTTCTTGATTCACGAGTAACAATGCCACCTTTGTCATCTCTATCCAGTTCAACATATTCTGTAAAGTATTCTTTGTCTTCAATTCTTCTCAACTGTTTTGTGACAAGATGTAATGGGAACTTAGATACTTTTCTGTATGCAAACGCTTCTTCTATGTTAATAGGTTTCTGAGAAATCCTTAACTGATAATCTTCAGGTTTAAGTGTTTTTTTCCAGATTTCTCTTTCTGCTAAAATCATCTCAAGTGCTTTTTCTACTTGTGAATTTCCAAACTCATCTATGCAAGGTTGCATACTCCATTGCTCAGGAATAAACAAACCACACTCTCCAATTTGCCCTTCTGCGTTAATCAAATTAGTTTCTACAGCAAGAACATCTTTAGAGTCAGGATTCATTATCAATTCTCTTAATGGTTCACATTGTTCCAAATCACCCACAGAACCGGCTACCACAAACATACCAGTGTATATCATACCTGATTTCATTGCTGGTAGTAAGTATTCTAAGGTTTCATTCATCTTAGGAGCAATACCAGCCTCCTCGTGGAAGAAAAAAGTACAAGGTCCACCAACACCATTGGTAGGATCTTTTTCAAGCGCTAGACCAAAGATAACTGACTTCAAACCTACGTCACGTTTTTTACCTCCCTGGTTAACTTCTATCTTTTGTTCCCAGTTAAGAACTTTGTCTGGGTTACATGGACGATACCATGCTGTATGTGTATTTAGAAAGTTTCTATATTCTTCTAAGAATCTCCAAGTTCCTTTTTCATTTATGTAATCTTTTAATGAACCTGCCATCTTATTCACAGCTCCTTCTTCGAAATAGAAGATGTTTATCATCTTTGCAGCATGATAGTAAGAAGATGCAATCTGACGTTTTTTAAGTATTGCACCATGTTTGTATTTGTGCTTTGCAATTTCTTCATATAAAGACATGTGATACTGTGCATCACGCACATCAGCAAAAGTAAATCTTCCAACCTCTTTGTTATAGATAGGTAAAAAGTTCAACCACATGTAGTAATCACGTGACAAAAACCAAGTGTCTTTGAGCCCTTTAAAAATAGCACCATTTCTGCAACGGTCTTTTTGCATGTCCCAGTAGTAAACAAAGTCTTTACTTCTACTTGGTGCACTGCAAAACATTTTGTCTCTGTTAAAACGTCTACCCTCTTCATTAAATTTGAAAGAGGTTACATCAAAGTTGTATTTGCCAGGTTCTTTAAATACAGTGTACAGAAATGCAACAAAATCTTCTCTTGTGGCAAACTCAGTATGTGACCAGGCATCAGTCAACGCATCGTATGTAGGTACTTTTATGTACATTAGTCTTTTGGGTCTTCAACAATCACTTTAACTGTACAAGCATCTGAATAATTCCAGATTACTTGCTTAACAACATAGGTGTTACGTCCTAAAGATATCCAATCACCTTTGTGTGGTGCTTGATACATGTCTCTAGTAATAATGTTACCATCAATTACATGATTGACAATTACTCTCACATGTCTTGCTTCTTGTGGGTTTTTTACAATTTCATCCATAAAATTTTACATTTGGTCATAAGCAACGTGTTGTCCACCTCTTACTGAACTTTTTTGTTCTTCCTGTAAATCTTTAAAAGAACCTTTGTAAGACAGTCTTATTTGTTCAAACTTAGCTGCAACATTTACAAGTGAGTTTATATTACCATCTCTTCCATGTTCAATAGCTGTTGTTTCCATGTATTTGGCAAGTCTATCAACCATGTGTTTGATTCCCATAAATGCTCTGTAAGTTGGTGTCTCATAAAGTTTTTTACACAGTTCTAAAGCAGACACAATAGCATCATCTTCAGTTGAAAAATCAACATCAAGTTGTGATAGTATGAGTTCTTCTTTGTCATTCTCCGGCACATCAAAGAAAGGATTAAAGTCAGGATTAGGACAGGTCATGTAAAACAAATACGCATAGATGTTCAAATAACTGTCAGGATAGTCTTCCATGATTCTTTTCAGAAAGGCTAGTGTATAGCAGTGTTCTGTTGGGACGATGGTCCCATTTGCGATGTCAAATAATTTTACCATTTTCTTCCAAATGTTATGTTCTTTTTTACTTTAATTTCTTTGTGGGTGTATTGCCACATTTCTCCAGAGTCATCTAAGATTACTGTGTATATAGTATCTGTTTCATGACCATAATCTATTACTAACCAAATTATACCATTTCCTTTTGGTGTTTCTACTTCAATTCTGTTTTGTGGTTCAAATATTTTCATACTCTAATTCAGGTATTATAACAACTACTTTTTCATCACGCATTGTTAATGCTTTGTATAATTGTACATCTTGACTCCATTTTTTTCCTGTCCAAAATTCAAAACCTTTAAAAGAAGACTTGTATATACAACAGTGTTCATATCCACCAAGTATGTAAACATGGTGGCATCCATTTAGTTTTGCCAACTTGCATTCTATCATTTGTGCTATATTTCCTAAAGAAAGTTTTGGGTCAGCATAGTTCCATATAAACTGCATAGCCACAAATTGATTTTCAATAATTTTGTAAAGACTAATCCCTACAAGTTTTTCTTCAAAGTGATATTCAATTACCTTGCAGTTTTTGAAATTATCCCACTCAATGTTTCTCTCAAACTTGTGATGTTTGCAGTAGCTTTCATATAGTTCTAAATAAACATCTAACTTTGTTTCTAAGTTACCTGAAAGATACGTTATTTTCTTAGAAAGCTTTTTAACAGTTTCTGTTGGTTGGTATAATTTTAAGTCTATGCGCACACTACGCAAGTTGTACCAGTATTGGCCCCATGGAATCCATCCAGACTTTAATGCATCTGCTGCAGATTCTTCATGTTCTAAAACACCATAAGGATTTGAGTAGATAAAGTCAGTATCTTTTACTTTTCCAAAACCTTCTATGTGGTCAAAACAAACTTTCATTATTTTTTCTTTTGAACTTTGCTAGGATTTTCTTTGTACCATCTCATTATGCTTAGAACTTCATCCTTCAAGTATGGTATTTCATATGGTATGATTGCTTTTATCATTGGTTCACCGTTGCTGTCAAGTTTTGTTTTTGGGTAACCGTACTCATCCTTCTCATCCTCTTCCTCAAATTGTATGTGGTTAATAACAAGCTTTCCTGGTTTTAACTGAGGGTTGTGCTTGAGTATCATGTACATATAAATAGAAAGCTGCAGGGTGTAGTGATTAAGGTTACAATCATCCAAATGAGATACAGGTGACAGCATCTTTTGTGAAATGCCTTCCCAGTTTTTAAAACTTTCAGTCTTGATTTCTTTGTTTGTTTTGTGGTCTAAGATATGTACTTCACCATTGGCCACTTCAACCAAGTCACTCTGGCCACATATACCGGCTGAGCGTAAATACACCATGTGTTCAGGGTAAATACCAGGAATAAGTTTCTGAGAAGGAGCAACTTTGCGACCTTCCTCATCTTGCATAGGCCTAATAACCGGCAACTCAGTATTGTATCTGACAATAGTGTTACATCCAAGTATGTCTTTTTCACGTTGGTCATGATACCAGTTACCAAGGGTGCATGCTCTATCAGCTTCCTTTTTCCACACTTCCTGTATCTGTTCAGGTTTCATACCAAACCACTTGCTCTTTTTATTTACAGCACTTTTCTTAGCAATGTTTTTACTATCAAAAGGTTGTTTTAAAACACCAAGTAATGTTGTTACACTAATCCAACTGGTTTGATCTTGTGGGTCTAATGAAGTATAAGTATGGGAGTTAGGTTCAAATATTAAACTCATAGGTTATTGTTTGTTTATACTATCTTTAATTAGGTCTTCCTCTTGCTCTGTTACTAAAGCATCCCAATGTCCTTTAGGACAAGATGAGGATAATGAGCGTGTCTTTAAGTTAAGAGAGCAGCCACATTCTCCACAACAAGGTTGTGTTGCTATTACAGCACATTTTTCTCCAGTGAGATCAAATGATGGACATGTCGTACATATTGCTTTTCTGTGTGCAGCAACTTGTTCAACATGTTCTTTTTTAAAAACACTGTTTGCAATTCCTTCTAGAATTTTGTTACGTTCTTTCCAAATTTTAAATATCATCTTCTTGTTCTTTTTTTAGTTTACGTACTTGTTGTTTTCTTTCTGCTTCAATTTCAATTATCTTCAATGAAGCGCTATATTTTTCAATATCTTTCTTTACACTCTGTTTAGTTTCAAAAGCTCTAATGGATACTGTCTCATCCACAGCATCTACGAAACGCTTACATCTTTCAAGTTTACTTTCAACTCTGCGTTTTTTTAATACAAAGGTTCCCAAATTAGGAACGTTTACAGCAATGTGTTCCATTGAACTTAGTTTTTTCTGAACATTTCTGTAAAAGAAAGTAACTATTTCATCTACCATGGCTACATCTTTGCCAAGTTTCTCTGCTGTAAGCTTTGATATTTCTTTACGCTTTGTTGGGTTCAAGGGATAAAATATTATAGTCTAACAGTATGTTTCCTTTGCGATGAATGTCTATAGCAGGTGTTATTTGTATCAGCTTTTTATTACTTGCTGCTTTTGTAACTATGTGACGTTTCTCAAGTTTGCTAATACGATTCCTAATGTTCTGTGCTCTTATGGAAAACTCTTCTGGTTCTACTTGGCCATACATCTTTTTGGCAGCAGTATTGCAAAACTTACTTAACTCAACAGGGCCCCATAGAGCCAGCATTGTAAGAATTTCAATGTCTGATGGAATAAGGTGTTCTTTTTTAAAGAATATCAAATCTGTTATGATTTGGTACTTAACCAAGTCATAAGGTGTGACTCTGATTTTTTTTTGTACTCTGTTTACTTCCATGGTTTTTATTTTTTTTATTTGTACTTATCACTCAGGATTTTCACCTGAACACTCTTACATTTATTGACACTGCGGGTCAAGATGCTGCAATTCCACCTTGTTGCAAA